GGTGCTAACAGATATTTTGGCACGTGGACAAAAACGTTAATTTGGGTTGGCACTAGTGGTTGTTCAGGAATGCACTTCAAAATGGAGCGGTCAACTATCGGCGAGCCTGAAAACTTTACGCTTGTAAGAGAAAATGTTCCGCTGTCCGGATGGAGTGGTCCTAATGACATAAGTCATGACGCAATAACTTTTGGCGGAAATTCTACACAAACTTTCCAAACCGCAAGAGTAAGATTTACTTTTGGTATTACAGGTTTAGGCACTTCTACCGCAACAGGCAGACCACAAATATTGTCGATGATGGCGTTTAGTAAATCTATATGGAACGCTGGGAACGGCGGCGGACTTGCGAATAACGGTGATTTGTATCAATGGGATTATCAAAAGAACGCACTTTTCCCGAAAGCTATCTTTGAGGACCTTGATTCAGGTAATGCGGTTAGAGTGTATTCACCGAAGAATAAGCCTACTCCAAAAGATATACAAGCGTACCCGAGTAGAGTGATTGCTCGTCTTGACGCGGTTGACGCTGATCTTAACGATTATTACGGGTGGAATGATAACGGTTTTGGTTTTTATTCGGTTAAAAACAACGTCGCAAACAATCCTTCTGGAACAGACGGGTATTTGATGCTTATGCCATGGGATTCGTCGTGTTGTACAAATCAATTGTTTTTTGCAAATGACAGTGCGGCATTAAATAAGCGTACGCTGTATATGAGGCAATATCATAACAGTGGTACCTGGACTGATTGGGTTAAGTTTTATACATCTGTTGTACCACCTACTGCCGCAGAAGTTGGCGCGCTCCCGTTAAGCGGCGGCACGATGACGGGTAGCATAAAGTTTACTGACGGTTTTGTTTCGGCACCATATAACGTTGCGAGAGGGTATCGTTTAGGTAACAACAATATACAAGCACTTGTGTTTGACGATAATTCCGGAAGAATTCAGGTTGGTAACTCTGGCGTAGCAACAGACATAAACGCACAGAACGGTGAGGTGTATGTGAATGACGGGAATACAAAACAACCTGTTTATAGCGGGTTTAATATTCCCGCATATGGTGACGTTCTTGACACGCGTGGCGAAAATACTACTCCTGTGCAATATTTAAGCCGTGGTTACGGACCCATGCACGTTACAGAATTAAAACAGTGTAACAGCATAGGTTTGCCAAGTGGTAACGGCGATTACGCAACGGTAACAACAGCTATTCCGTGGAACGGACCTTCTGGCGGTGAAGCGTATCAAATCGCTGTTGCCGCGCCACAGCCTAACGCTTCACAGCGCAGAATTTACGCAAGATTTTCCCAATCCGATAACGTAAGTACGTATGGTAATTGGGGAAGTTGGTACCTTATGTATTCCACCGTTGAAGGGGAAACGGGTGGCGGCGGCGTGTCCACAATGCTTGTTTTTGATGGGGAGGCGGAATTAAGCAGTGAGCTTGAAGATGGTGCTACTTATGCCGAGTTAAGTTTGGAACAATCACATTTTAATCGTACGCCCAAGATATCTGAACAATTTATTTTGTTCGCGCGCTATGGTTATGTAAAATATGATCTTATTTGCACCGTTGTTAGTATGGCTTCTGGCAGTGTTACGGTTGAAGCTTCATATGTAAGAAAAATAACGGTATTTACCACGCACAACATTACTGTATATGCGGATAGGCAATCGCAGGAAACAACACGGTTTGGTTTTACAGTAGCGTTAAGAAGTTCCTCAGCAATTATGGGGAATGTTTCAGTATTACCAACCTTGGCTACGGAAATTCAGGGTAAAGCAGGCGTGTTTAATCCAACTGATACGGCTGGTCCTGGTGCAGGTTCGTTAAAATATATTCCTGCAAGTGGTTATTATATGCCCGCAGTTAATAAAAAACATTCTGTATATGGCATTGCCGCAAACGCGGGTACAATATATGTGTTATATTATGATGAATCCAGCACGGGAACAACGGTAAATTATTTTGCATTGAATTCATATACAACAGTTTATGTTGCAGATGCCGTAAATTAATATATACGTTATTTAGAATAAAACAAGATATAAATAGGAGAAAGCATTATGGAAGACGATTTGTTGGAAGTAAACGTTTCCGATGAAATTCAGGAAACAGCGGTAGCTGAGCGGCAACCAGACGTGGTATCGCAAGGAGAAACCGCACAATCCGTTTTTTCCACCGCGTTTTCGAGCGAAGTTGACAAAGCAAAACTCGATGTATTAAACGAGGCGAAACAAACAGATACGCGGTTTGTGGAAGAGTTTAAGGAAAAGTTAAAAGACGCTACGCTTAAACTCGCGGAAGTGGAGAAGAGCAAGGCAGAGGCGCAGGACGCGTATGCACAGTTAGCGCACAAAAACGTTGAATATGAAAAAGAACTCGTAGAAACAAAGCAAAAACTCAACGAATACCAGCAGATAGAGGATAAATGGAACAACAAACAGCGTTCCAGAGAATTCCACTATAACGGCGTAAAAGATGTTATGTTATGTATTGGCATTAAGAATCCTATGTGCATACCGTTGTTATACGCATTGTTTCCCGTTGCGCTTGTGTTCTTCTTAATAAAATGTACGGTAACAGCAACTTTCGGAAATTTGTTGTGTGGTGCTGTTGACGGTAATCGTTCCAAAGCGATGAAAGGATTCTTTTGGACGATACTTGGCTTGTTTACTGCCGCCGTGCTTGCGTTGGTCGTGTATCTTGTTGTAAATTGGGTAATATTATAGTAACATATTTTAGGAGGAGTTGAATATGCTTACATTTATCGATTATGGATTTTTTCAAGGTGCGGAATTATATATTTCGCTTGGTATTCCTAATACACTTGGTAGTTTGCTTATTTTGGCAGGCGTATTCTTACTTATGACTGCTTGGTGGTTTTTGAATAAACTGTTTTTGCGGCGTATGAAAGAAAGTATGCTCAAATCCAGAGTACGTAAATCCCTACTATTCGTAGAATTTTATGCTATGTTGGTGATGGGAATATATATTATGCGGGCAATTCTTAAAAACGGTAATGGGGATATAGAACCCGTTCCCGTAGGAAATATTTTGCTTTTCGCATTGCTTGTTACGTCAGTAGTTACAATGATATTTTATTTTATCGATACCGTTGTAATTGTACTTATTCATTATGGAATACTTGGGTGTCGGAAATGTAAATGCAAATTACACGACTATAAAATTCGTAAACAGGAAGCTATTATGAACGGCACGAAACCCGAGAAACGCAAGAAAAACAAAAAACATAAGGAACCCGTTGTACAGCCGAAATATAGCCAGGAAGTACAAGACGCGGCGTATGCGTTTACGCGCAATTGGCTTGTAAAACATATTCAGGTGAATAAAAACATTGTTACACGTTATGAAATAATGCTTAACAACAAAGAGGATTATATCAACGAGTTAAGCGTGCAGTTAAATACGTTGTGCGAAAACCCGAAGAAAGCCGCGGAACATTATTACAACGCGTTTATTAACATTTGGAAATAATAAAATAATCTAAAATCGCGTATAATATAGTTGAAAAGGAGAAACAGCTATGGAAATTATTGAATGGGTAAAAACGCTGTTGACACAATACGGTTTAATTAACGTCGTGATTATGTGTCTTGTAATACTTCTCACGAACCTGGTTAAAAAACCGATTGTGGAAAAAGCGGATGATTTTGTCGAAACCGCAAAGAAACTTACGGGAATAGACGTGGACAAATCCGTTATAACAAGTAATATTATTTATATTCCTATCGGATTTTCGTTCGTGTTGTATTTCCTGTACACGCTTATCACGGTAAAGTTTAATTTTTACGCCGTGGATTGGGTACAGCTTATCAGCAATTCCGTAATATACGGTATGTTGTCGATGAGCATTTACGAAATCGGAAAATCCAAAATTAAAGCGTATTTGACAAAAAAAGACTATAAAGATGCCAAAGCGAAAATAGCAGAACTTACTTCCGTAATAATGCCTAACGCTGAAGAAGATGACTTGCTACAAATGGTAAACGGCGCACAGGAACAGATTGCGGAATCCAGCGATGTTAAAACGGATGAAACAGCCGCTAAAAAATCGGAAGAAAATACCGCGGTTGTACAACTCGGAAGTATTTCCGCTACTCAAAAAAAGTAAGGAGGACGAAACAGTGAAAAATTATACTCCGAAAATGGTTGACGGTGTTTACACGGTAACAAACATCGGCAAAACGGAAGAACTTAAAGAATTTTTTGAAGAAGTTGTGGAAAACAACTATGAAAAATATATCGCCATAGCGAAGAACGGGCAAAAATTTATGTATGACGATAAACTTAAAACGGCGAAACCCGTTTCCGCTGACGTAGAGTTTATACAGAATCCGCATTACAGAAAGATAGAAGTTCCTGATGTGGAAGAGCTTATCGAACAGGCAAAATCGGAAACTCCCGAAGAAGTTGCGGCTGAACCCGCAACAGATACTTTTGATAAACCTGAAATTCAGCCCGCACAGGAAATCGTTCAGGAACCCGAAGTTACGAAAGAAACCGCAAAACCGTTTGACGAAAGCGCAGAGCAGATAAGTCTTTGGTCGGAAGAACCCACAGAAGTTAAAGAAGAGGTTATAGAAAAACCCGCCGCCGAAACAGCCTCCGCCGAAACAGCCGATACCACGGAAGTAACTACGGAATACGACGAAACATCCGAAGTTCAGTCTTTGCACTACGAAAACGAACGCCTGGAACTTCAGGCGGCAGATTACAAAGCGCAGATAAGTATGCTTAAAGACGCAATGTCCGTTAAAGAGGAAGAGCTTAATTTTGTGCAAGCGGAAAAATCCGACCTCGAAGACGGCAACAAAAAACTCCGTGCGCAACTTGACGCGGCTATCGCAGACAATAACGTTTTGCGTGAACAGATAGAATCGCTTACAGCGGAATGCAAAGAGTTTAAGGAAAAATATGAGAGCCTTAAAGCGAGTATCGAAGATGTTGAACCCATTCCGGAACAGATATCTCCCGCGTATTCGCTGGAAGACCATATCAATGAGATACTGCGCCGCGGTTACGAAATTACAATTTCCAAACGCTAACACGCAAAGAATCTGCATTTACGGCATAACTAATACCGCGGTTATGCCGTTTTGCGTTCCGCACTTCTCCTATATAATGCCCGCCTAACCGCGGGCATAATTTTTCTTAAAAATTATTGACAATATATATTATATATGTTATAATATATACGGGAATCGGGGATAAGGAAGATATAATGCAAAAGGAGGACAAAAACGTGAAAAAGGCATTATCCGTAATAGGTATTCTGTTCGGTTTAGTGTTTTTACCGTTCGTAATACTGTTTAAGGGAATCACGAAACATTATGATACAGATAAACATTAAGGAATCCGAGTACCTGCCCGGAATAAAAAATGCGTTTGTGTATTCTGACACGTTTGACTTTGAATTAGTGCAAACATTACGCACGTTAAAGGACAGGCACTACAACCCTGAAACGAAGGAATGGGAAATACCTGTATCGGCAATGGAGCGAGTAATTAACTCCACGAAAATGCAGTCCGTAAAAATAACGTACAATGTTGAAACTGTGCGTAAAACGGGGATACCTAAAAATATGGTATTTAAGTTACAGCCTTTTCAGCACCAATTAGACGGTGTAAGTTACGGCTTAAATCACCCGAAATTTCTTCTTGCCGACGAGCCTGGTTTGGGTAAAACCGCGCAAGTAGCTAATATAGCGGTATGCAGAAAACTTCGTAAAGAAGTAAAGCAGGTTTTAATTGTATGTTGTGTAAACAGCATAAAGTATAATTGGCTTACGGAAATAAAGAAACACACAAATGAAAGTTGTTTCGTTCTCGGCTCACGATTTCGTAAAAACGGAAATATGTATTCTGGAACGGTTAAAGACAGAATAGATGACGTGCGCTCGCATAACGAATTTTTCTTAATTACGAATATGGAAACACTCCGAAACAGTGATTTCGTTGACGCCATACTTGCAAAGAAAAGTATCGGTATGGTAGTTGTTGATGAATGCCACTTTATGCGAAATTATAACGCCGCACAAACAAAAGGTTTTTTGCGGTTAAAAGATTATGATTATAAAATAGCCGTAAGCGGCACACCGATTGTAAACAGCCCGCTCGACGCCTACACTACGTTGAGTTGGTTAGGTTACGAAAAAAGTTCATATTTTGTATTTAGAAAATATTATTGTCAGTTTAATGGCATGGGCGGACAAGTAACGGGATACAGAAATTTAGGTAAATTACGCGAAGTCATAAATGAAAATATGTTACGGCGGTTAAAAGACGATGTTTTGGATTTGCCGCCCAAAATTGAGACCGAAGAATATTTGGATATGCCTAAGGAACAATGGCAAATATACGATGAATTACGCAATGAAATTTTGGAAAATATAGATTTAATCGTGGAGAGCCCGAATCCGCTTTCGATGTTACTGCGCTTGCGGCAAGCAACTTGCGATACATCTATACTAAGTTCTACAATACATTGTAGCGTAAAGTATGACAGATTAAAAGAAATTGTGTATGAACTTTCGCAAAGCGGGCAAAAATGTTTAATATTTAGTTCTTGGACAACGGTAACGCGCAAGGTAAAAGAATTGTTATCGGAGTATAACCCCGCATATATTACGGGTGAAATAGAAACCGTTGACAGAACGCGGGAAGAAAAAAAGTTTATGACGGACGATTCCTGCAAAGTGTGTATAGGTTCAATAGGTGCTATGGGTACGGGATTAACGCTTACCGCGGCAAGCACGGTAGTTTTTCTGGATTTGCCTTGGCATAAAGCCGCGTTTGAACAGTGTTGCGACAGAGCGCACAGAATATCTCAAAAAGGAACGGTAAACATTAAAATATTGATTTGTAAAGACACGATTGATGAGCGTATTTTAGACATTGTATATCGAAAGGGTGAAATGGCGTCCGCCCTTGTTGACGGTGTTGTTCATACGAAAATAAGTAAAAATCAGATTCTTAGACTAATTTCGTGAAATTAGTTGACATTTTAACGTATATATGTTATAATCATAATGTGGATGGAAGGTGCCACAAATAAAATACATAAAGCCTTCGAGGAGAAACAAAATGCTTATTAAAAACGTAGCAAAACTTATGCCGAAAGGCTCAAAACTGTATGTGCGCGTGTATTACAGTAACTACGATATGTGGAGGCAAAGTAAAAATTACACGCAGTACATAATAAACGATGTATCGGAAATAGATACGTTTGCGTTTCAGGACAAGTTGGTACGGCGTATAAAAACGTACAAAGGACAGATAATGCTGTACACCGTCGAATAAAGCAATTAAGCACGTGAAAACGTGCTTTTTGTTTTTATAAATTATTTTAGAAATGATTGATATTTAGTTGACATTATAACGTATATATGTTATACTCATAATGTGGTCGGGAAAGCGATACACGAGGAGGTAGCGAAGATGAACATAAGAATTAGGGACAACGGAGCGGCGTTTTTGATTTGTGTGCGTGCAAACGATGACGACGGATACGGGTTAATTGTTAAAGCGTGCAGTTCTTTGGGTCTTGCGTGGGAACACATAGTGTGGATGTACCGTGTTGCAGGTCAGGAGTTCACGGTCGGTAAAAAAAGAGTTCCCGTAACTAATTGGATAGACGGGATGACGAAAGCTGGTTATTTGGATTAAAAATATTGGAAATAAAAAGTATAAAATAATTTATCGAAAATCACGGAGGAAATAAAAATGGAAGATAAACGTAAAGAATGCGCGATAAATGCAATGAGAAAACTCGGTATTTACAGCAGATACATAAACAAATTTAAATCGAAAACACAAACAAAATGCGTGTTTTATAATTTTGGGGGTTTTTACATTTCTGACGAAGAACTTCTCGCCGAGATTGAAAAATTTGAACGAGAATATGACGCCACGGTTTATGCAGTTACGGAAGAAGTGTTTAACGGGGAACATTTGTTTGATTTGCTGTATGTTACAGACGAAGACGCACAAGGGGAAACGAACGCGGTTGAATATTGCGAAAACGGCACGTTTTACGTAATAGCGCATACAATAAACAAAACATATCCGAGTTGCAGTGAGAGCGGTTACATCGGCATTAGGAGTTTTGGCGGCGGAATTAAACGCATTTCGTAAAGGAGTAAATTATGAAACGGTATTTTATTGCGGGTATTGAGGTTACGGAAGAAGAGGCGGAACGCCAAAAAGCATTAAACGAAGAAATTTTCAGTCAACCTATGAGTGAGCGTTGGGTTGATATAAAATTTATACAGATAATAAACGACGATTAAACACAAATATTTCAAAATAAATAATTTTATCTTTCTTTGATTTTTAGTTGACTTTATAACGTATATATGTTATAATCATAATGTGGTTGGAAGAACCAGGCACAAAGGAGTTAATGGAAATGAAACTGTACGGCGAAGAATTAAAGAAGAGAATTGAAGCGGAGAAACAGCGTACGCTGGAAATTATGCGTGAGCGTGAAGAGCGTATTAACAATTTTGAAACTGACGAAGATGATTGCTTTATGTCGATACGCGTTAACAGCCAAAACCTCGATAGGTGCAACCTGGAACTCGGAATACTTAACACTGACGGACTTATGGACTATGATGCAATCGTAGATGAAAACGGAGAAGAAGTTGCGGTACATTGTTTCGTGAACAAGTGGCACAAAACATCGTATGTTGCCCGCGGAGTGTTTGCGAGCAGTATAAAAGCGTTACTCGCAAAAACGGGTTGGACCCAGAAAACGATTAGGGTTCCTGTGTGGGTAAAATTTGTAGGCGGTTCTGGCGGCGGAATGTGTTCCGTTTACACGGGAAAATATACTTGCGTTAGGTGGCACACGAATATGGTTACGGGTGAATATGTCGGGTACCCGGACTAACATCAACACGGCGGGAGCGATAAATTCCCGCCATATTTATTTTAGAAAGTTTTGAGATTTAGTTGACATTTTAACATATATATGTTATACTCATAATGTAGGCGGTAGGTGCTACGAAGTAAATGAAAGTGAGGTAACGAAGATGAAAGCGGTGTTTGCAACGGTTGACGGAAGAAACGTGTGCGTAAAGTTCACGTATGAACAACTCGGTAAAATCGGTACGTTTGAAAACCTGATTGAAGTGCTAAAAAAGCATTTTAACGCGGATGACGTGCGGTTTTTGGGTTTTGGTGAGTGTTAACCAAAGAGGAATAAACAATGAAACAAGTAAATTTTGTAGAACTGATGAATGAGGTAAGCGAACGCAATATTGCGTGGGTTAACGTTGCGAATAAAAAAGCAACGTTGTACAAAGAACGTAAGTATTATTGGAGCGGAAAATACGAAGAACTTTTCAGGTTGTTGAGCAAGGTGAACGAAGAAGAATTACTTGTGGAGACGACTGCTAACAATGCGTTAAGAAGAGTTAAGCAGATTTCGGATATGGGTTACAAGGCAGTAAGCGTTTGTGATTTCGGAAAACCGAACGGGGATAAATTCGATTTAGTGTATTACATAATGAAACGCGCATAAATGCGCACGTTGCCGTGCTGACAGCTTGTTGAAGTTCCGAGTTATCAGCGCAAAGCGCAACGAATAAATTTTAACAAAAGGAGAAACAAAATGAAAACTTATTATTGCGTGTGTACAATTTGTTACGATGACGGCAGGATAATTTCGGACATTATCGATAAAAAACGGTGTGAAGAAAAGCCTGAAAGCACGTTTAAATCTGGCAAGCGTTTTGACGCGTACACGGATTGGTACCCGACACGCGCACAGGCGCAGAGGGAAGTTGATAACGCAAAAAACGCATAACGCAGATATAATAAATCGAGGTGGATTATGCTGGATATAAAATATATTCGCGACAACTTAAAATGGGTGGCGTTCACGAGTTGTAACATACGCTGGATAGGCACGGAGGAAAAACTGCGTACAATGATAACGTTTGAAAATTACGACACCGTGCGCAAGTATCCGAGTGATATACAGCAAAAAGACTTGCAGGAGTTTGCGAAAGCGTTAAAAAAGTATTTAACATACAACCCGGATAAAACGTTAGAAACGTTTTACGCGAAATATTATAACACGGAAGTTCCAGCAAGAGCGGAATACACGAACGAACAAAACGTTAAAACTTCAGACGATTTAATAAACACGTTCATAAAAGCGATGTTTGACAAAAATTGCAACAAAACAGGCAGATACAAAGACGCGCTTGATTTACTCGGTTATACTTACGAAGACATTACAAATAATTTTCGGCTTAAAAACGCGTATCGCAGTGCAAAAGAGTATATCGAATACGGCAAAACACACCCCGTGACAGCGAAATAGCGAGGTGGCGCGGCTTAAAAAATTGTTTCGAGTATTTATTTAATAAAATGATTTCATCGCTTATAACCGAAATTTCGGCTTAAAAATTTTTAGAAATTTTTCGTTTTAACTCTTGACAATTCAAAAGTTGTATAGTAAAATATAAATATAACGTTAGAGGAGTTGCAAACCTATAACGTTAAAAAACACTTGGTACTTTGCTTTACGCGGAGCGGAGTACGTTCCGAAAAGGCAAGTTATCGAGTGTTTGGAGTGCTTGTAACTCCTCACGGAAAAGCTACGGAAATTTGTGCGCGTACACAAACCCGTAGCTTTTTTGTTTTACGAAAATTTGGAGGTGGCTATATGCCAAAAATTAGGTTGCTTGGCTCTGGCGGATACATTGTGTTGTATCGTCAAGTCATTAAAGTGCTTGGCACTGACGCGGCGGTTATGCTTTCCGAAATAGCTGATTGCTATGAATTTTATGAAAAACATAATATGCTACGCGAAGACGGTTATTTTTATTTCACGGTAAAGGCAGTGAAAGAAACGTTCGGTTTTAGCAAGTACAAACAAGCTACTGCGCTCGATGTACTAAAAAATTTAGGTTTAATCGATGTTAAAATCGAAGGTTACCCGTTGCGCAGATTTGTTACAGTGAACCACGAAAACATAGATAATTTTGTGGAAGAACTTTCAAATTCACGAAATGACAAAGTTATAGAGTTCCAAGAACAGTATTTCGCGGAGCAGGAAAACAGTACAAAGAACACAAATAACACGCAAAATTATTTATCAGGCACTGATCAAAAAATTTCACCATATAATGGTCAAAAAATTTCACCAGCACCAGGTGAACCATTGGTTAAAAATTTTGACCATAATAATACCAATAATTCTGTATATAAATATACTCCATCATTGGTATCAAACCTTGATAATAAAGAAAAGGAAAGTTATATTCCAGGTACCCTTCCATATAACGCGGGTCAGGGTGACCGCGAACCCTTTCAAACTGAAAATCTTTCAACTTCAGATGAACAGGGTGATTTAAGAGAAAAAGAAAATTTACGCAAGCGTGCGCGCAGAAACGCGCATAATGCAACTGAAATAACGGTACAAGACACAGCGGAGAATATACGGGAAGTTGCAGGAAGAAAGGGAAAAGGAACAATTTGCCCGCCCCCGCCCGCGCGTACCGCCGCGGAGCGTTTAACGCAAGCGCGTGAAAACGATGTACGCAACAAAGCGGGAATGTCTAAAGGCGAAACGAAAAAATTTAGGTGCGTAAATTCTGAATTGCGGTGTATTGTCGATGACTTGGGCATAAATGACCCGCACAAAATAGAGGTAATTAAACTTTGGCTTGGTTCCGTTTACCGCAAAGGAGTTGCGGGAGCGAAGAGTGAGCAATTCATTGTGTTGTTAAAGCAGTTTACGGAATACTACGGGAAATATGAGTGGGAAACTTTGGAAAAAATGATAACAAACTGCACGTTAAGCGCCTATACAAATTTGGATTGGGGGAAAGATAAAAATAAAGTACAGAGAGGGTTTGACCCGCACAGACACAGTATGGAAGACGGAGAAACGCTTGATGAGTATGGTGAGCGCAAAGTGCGTGAAACTCGTAAAGCGCGGGAAGAGCGTATTAGACTAATGAAATCCAACGGACCCAAAGTGTAAAGGAGAAGTATGCAAGTAGAGTTTGTGTTTAAGCCTGAATCTTGTTGGTATCGAGAGTCCTGCAAGAATTATGGTACGGAAAATTGTACGAAAATGTGTAACGCGTATTACAGCCTGTACAATCAAACGAAATATGCGTTATTAACGTACAACCAAACAAAGCCACCTAAACTTGACGTTCCTAATTGCGACAAGAAAGCGTACGACAGGCTAATAAATATTCGGTCTAACATCGTGGATTTTGTGCGAAGAGGAAAAAATATCGTAATTTATTCAAAGTTCACGGGTAATGGGAAAACCACGTGGGCAACAAAGTTGCTTATGCAGTATTTGTCGCAAACACCGTTTTTACAGGAGAAAGCGTACGGACTGTTTATACCGTGTACAAAACTTCTTGTTTTACAAAAATTAAGTTATGGCGGGTATCAGCCGCAGGAATTAAAGCACATATATGAAAACATTGAGCGTGCAAATTTAGTAGTTTGGGACGATTTAATAACTGAAACGTTAAGTAAGCACGACAGTTCATTTTTGTACGCGTTTATAGATTCAAGAGTGTCGGCGGGGTTAAGCAACATATTCACGTTAAACGGCACGGAAAAACAGTGTGCGGAATTTTTAGGGGATAAGTTGTACAGCCGTGTTTTTAGAACATCTGAAGTTATAGAGTTTATAAACGAGGATATGAGGATACCGAAAAGCGAGATATAATAAGCGGGAGCGGGCACTATGATACAAGCGCAGTTTTTAAGTTACATTTTACAAAATCACGATATGTCGTTGATTACGTTAAACAATCTAACCGAAGATTATTTTTCCGAGTTTACCGAAGAATTTAGATTTTGCCAGGAGCATTACGACACATATGGTGCGCCGCCCGACAAGGAAACGTTCTTAGATAAATTTCGCGATTTTCAGTTAATACCCGTAAACGAATCCCCGAGATATTTAGTTGACGCATTGCAGGAAGAGTATTTGTACTTAAAATCACTCAACGTGTTTAACAGCGTTAATAAAGCGATGTTGGACGGGGACAGCAGAAAGGGTGTGGAGATATTGCTTTCCCGCATACCCGAGTTAACGGAAAAGTTAAACGTTGAAGCGGTTGATTTGTTTCGCGAAGGAGCGAAAACACGTTTTGATGAATATTGTGAAAAAGGAAATGAACCGCAAAAGTTTTATATAAAAACAGGCTTGCCCGAATTGGATGAGTTAATCGGCGGTTGGAACAAACGCAATGATATGGTAGCTATCTGCGGCAGGCCCGGAACGGGGAAGAGCCAGCTATTGTTATATTTCTTGTATAAAGCCGCTGAATCTGGTTGCACGGTAGCGTTATACAGCGGTGAGATGGATGAATCACAAGTGGGTTACAGACTTGATACGTTTGCCGCACATTTGTCTAACTATAAATTAACGCGCGGGTTTGATGATATATTTGACGATTATAAAACGCATATAGATAATTTACCTAACGTGAAAGGTAAGTTACTTGTGTGTACGCCTAAAACGCTTGGCGGCGTAGCTACCGTACCGAAATTAAAAGCGTTTTGCGAGCGGTATCACGTGGATTTGTTGGGCGTTGACCAATATTCGTTGTTAGCCGATGTCAGGCACAACAAAACGCGCAATGAAAGGTTTGAACAAATATCGTTGGATTTAAAAAATATGCAAATACAACTCGGGATTCCTGTTTTAGTAGCCGCACAAATGAACCGCGGAGGAGCTAACGAAGGCGTGGAAGACGCGGGAACGGAGCATTTAGCGGGTTCCGACAGAATTTCGCAGGATTGTTCGATTATTATAAAAATAATACGCCGAGGTGACAGAAGAGTTGCTTTGCATTTAATAAAAGTACGCGACAGTGAGACGGGAAGTAAACTCACCTATACGTGGGATATTGATAAAGGTACGTTAATACACGATGACCATCACCCGGAAGATGATATGCCAGATTTTGTAGCTGGAATTGCTGACGACGAACAGGCGGCACAAAACGAACGGGGTAGAACAAGTAATCGAAACGGAAATAAAAGAGCCGCCAGGAACGCGCCAGCGGCTGGCAGAAGAAATCGCAACGATAATAACGAACAACAATACAATTCATATGTAGGCAGTAACCAGGATTTCTAAATGATAACGATAAACAAAAAGCAGTATAATTTCAACATAGAGGAAGCGGTGTTAAAGTTGCGCGCCGACGTAAAAACAAAACGAGGGTTGGATTTACTGCGGGATATAAAACGTTCCGGAAATGAACTTATGGTAACGTGTCCGTACCACAAAAACGGGCAGGAAAGGAAACCGTCGCTCGGCATAAATACCGAGAACGGTCTTTTCCATTGTTTTACTTGTGATACGAATGGAGTTATACATCAGTTAATTAGTTATTGTTTAGGCTATTATGATAACGGTGTGCAGGGAATAAAGTGGATAAAGCAAACGTTTGAAGGAGCGGAATACACCGCGAGAGCGGGATTAAAAATAGAAAAGCGACAGCATTATATTCCGCCGCGGTACGTAAGTGAAAGTGAGTTGGACACATACAGATATTATCACCCGTATATGTGGAAACGAAAACTTACTCCGGAAATAGTAACCGAATATGATATAGGATACGACAAGAACACGGATTGTTTAACGATTCCTGTATATGATTTAACGGGAAATTGTGTGTTTGTTGCAAGACGTAGTGTAAAAGGAAAGTTCTTTAATTACCCCGAAGGCGTTGACAAGCCTGTTTACGGTTTAAATTTTATAAAACAATCTAAATTGTTGTTTGTGTGTGAATCCGCGTTTAACGCGTTAACGCTTGTTTCCTGGGGATTTCCAGCGGTAGCTTTACTCGGAACGGGGACACCGCCGCAGTATGAAATACTTAAAAAATGCGGTTTTAGAAAATATGTGTTGTGTTTGGACGGCGATACCGCAGGGGACAGAGGAATACAGCGTTTTATAAAGTATATGAACGATTATGCTAAAATAAGTTATATAAAAATGCCCCGTGACGGAAGGGACGTAAACGATTTAACGCTCGATGAGTTTTTATCGCTTACTGAGATAACGCTTAATTAAGGGTGGAAAAATTTTTATAAAATTATTTATAAATTGCTTTACAAATTATATTATTTATGTTATACTCATAATGCAATCGGGGCAAGCGGTTGCAAAGGAGATAACGAAAATGATTGAGACCTACAAAATGATGTCGCAGTTGTTACTGCCGAAGTACGCGAAAATGTCAAACGAACAGCTTTGCGAGGAGTACCAAAAAACAAACGACCAATGCGCGTTTGCGGAAATGTTTTGCCGAAATTTCAAAATGTGGTGCGGGATTGCATATAACACAAAGTTTTACGCGATTGACCCCGCGGACAAAGTAAGTGTTGTGTTAAAAACGATTTATTCCTGTATGAGTAAATTTGATAGCACAAAAAATTACAAATTCAGTACGTTTTGCACGAGCAGGATTATAAAGGCAATGATAACGCAAATAAAGCGTATGACGGCGTTAAAGCGTTCAGGCGACACTGTAAGTCTTGATTACATAGTTGAAAACGGTATGCCACTTATGGCGTATAAACACGAATACACGGATTCATTTGTTTTGGATAAATTGGAGTTTTTGGAAAGTTTGAAAAACTCCGGGTTTACGGAAAAAGAGTTGCGAGTATGTGAACTTATAATCGACAACCCTCATATTACGAATATAGAGATTGCTGAACAGCTTAAAACTCATAGACACACCATTGCAAAAGAAAAGAGGGCAATCGAGCAAAAACTTGCGTTCGGGGTAATGTAATATGAGGTTACGAATAAATGACAGAGATGTTATTTTGCACGATATACGAGCTAACAATTTAACAAAACACAAATCAAACAAAAGCAATGTTTTTAACAATTATTCAATCACAGTTGATTTTTCGACAGTAGTTAATTTATCGACTACCGACAAAGAACTTATATTAAAAGTTGTTGAAAATGCGTTAAGGCTGTGTTAACTCGGAGGATAAGTTATGCGTAATATAGGTACAGTTGAATATTTGGACGTTGACGGTTTTATAAAGTTTATAAAAGAAACGGATAAGCAAGAAAGAATTGATAAGTATTGGAATCCTAAAACGTGTGTATTTGGCGCTGAAAATTCTTTGTACGAGTTAGCGCGTAAATATTCAGAGGATAAGAAATTAAATAGAGCGTTTAGCAATAATGTTGTTACTGATTATGTGTATTGCAATATCGCGCCTGATGTAGGGCAAAAATATATTAACCTATATTTAAAAAATAAAACCAACATACATTACGTATATCATACGGATTACTATACGGTAATTTCGTTTTCCGGAGTTTATTATTTATGGCTTTCCGAGTTTGTATCGGTTGAGCCGTTCAAAAATGCAGATAATTTAAGTTATTCAGAAATTTCAGGTTTTGTGAAGAACGAAACGAATGTTGAAACTGCGTTATCCACCACACACGGGTTGTTTACACTGAACGGAGTTAATTCTGCGTTAAGCAAAACCGATGAAGAAGTTAAAAAATTACATATTGAACAAAAACAAAAATTAGACGAGTTTATCGAAAAGCAAAAAAGGGAACTCGAAGAGTATAAACTTGCGTTAAAATCGAAACAAGAAGAGCTGGAATTACGCAAAGAACAGTTGCTTGACGATGTATATATCATTGAAAGTAACGTAATGAATATGCGAATTTGTTTAGGGGAGGCTATTGAACATAAAGTAATACGCACGGGGGACAGATGTAATGTTGAAACTCCGCTTGTCGTATATCAAAAAATGCGGTATTTGGAAGAAGAAATCGTAAAATTATCTATAACTACGGCGGGTTTATTTAGCGATAAACACGAACAAATAGAAAAAGCGATTTTCGGAAATAACGTACTCTTAAACACGCTTTGCCCTGCAATGAAATGCGCAACTGTATGTAAAATTACGCGCAATAATACGTATATAGTACATGGTGCGGACGGTAGTTTAGAAAATTTAAAATTGTTGCACGGAAATCAATTATGCGTAGTAATTCGAGATAATGAGTGTGTCGACGTCGTATGGATTGACGATGATTTAACGCTCGATGACAATCTTTTTATAACAGATAAAACGCAAGTTGATTCATCAGAAGTATTTTTGGAAAATACGAAATTGCGCAGTAAAGCCGTAAATAATGCGGTAGTGCGTTCGCAAATATTTTTAGTAATCGCGAAGTGTATAAAAAGCGGCGTAATAAAATTCCCGTGCGAAATAGACGTAACAAAGCCGTCAAAATATATTGTATTCAGTTCTGCGGATAATGCGATTACTGAAAATAAATATCCTTCATTTGAAAAGTATACGCGTGAATGCAATAAATATGAACGTTGCGAAGTAGGCGATTTATTGTACGTGTTTCAAAATATTGCCGGAAGTGTATTTACGCAGGTAGGTTATCGGCGTGAGTATCGTAGTTACAGAGGAAGAGGAGATAAAGATAAGGCAATGGACGCGTATATACACGCTGGGTTTAATAAAATTTCATTAAAAGAGTGCGTACAAACGTTTTACGGGGAAGAACGCAAAATATATGTAAAATGCGAAAAAGCGTGGTCTAATAAATCAAAAGTAAATTTGTATTTAGAAAAATATGAATTTTTGAATTTAACGTTTATTTCGAGTAATCACGTACAGTATTGGATTGATACACGTAAAATAGACGGTTTTGATTTTTCGTATGCCCAGATAATTACGTTTTTAAGCGAAATTTTGCGTGAAATACGGTTGCGTGAAACTGTTGAATTTGGTATAATAGAACGGTACGAAAAAATACCACAAACACCTGAAAACATAGATATATTAACGCAGTGGAAATACGATAACAACATACACGCCATAACTGAAAAAACAGCGAAGAAGTTTATACAGTATTTTAATGCACGTTGATATAATATGTTGCAGGAGGGCTTATGCGTATATTAGTACAACGATTAGCAACGAAATTTTATATTTGGGCATTTAAGTTAAGGCCCAGAAATAAAAATAATAAAAAAGGAGAAACAGAACAAAATGGCAAAACAACTTTCGTGGGATGACATGGACGCTTACGAGAAGTCCGACAGAGTACCGTTTTTCAATTTGGAAAACGACGGCGATAAAGCGGTGGTACGCTTTATGCACACAGATGATGACATCGAAAAATTTGCGATTCATCGCGTTAAGCAGGGAGACAAAACGTACAAAATCGCGTGTTTGCGTGGTCCTTCTGACCCTGTGTCGGATTGTCCGCTGTGCGACGAGGGAGAATTTTGTTCTTCCCGTATGTTTTTGAAAGTGCTTGTGTACACTCCTGATAAAGACGGGTATTATACAAATCCGGGTGTGTTGCACGTATGGGAACGCGGAAAGGGTTTCAGAAAGAAAATTCAAAGTCTGATTAACAGATATGTAACTGAAAACACGCCGTTGTATGAAACGGTATTTGAGATTGAGCGTTGCGGCAAAAAGGGCGATACGAAGACAACGTACGAAATGTACAAAATGGAAAATTTGGACGAAGATGAATGCCCGTTGCCCGATATGGACGAGATAAACGATTTTAGCGCACTCGGAACGATTGTGTACGACAAAACGGAAGAGGAAATTTTGTATTTTTTGGAGAACGGTGAGTTCCCGAGAAAAGAAGAAAAGCGCGGTAATCGAGGCGGCAGACAGACTGTGCGCGAAGAAAAACCCGTTCGCAACGGTTTACGCAACAGTGTAAAAAATGAGCCTCCAAAGCGCAATTTGCGCGTTGAACAGGAATCCGAAGAGGAAGACGATTTGGTTTCAGAAACAGAGTATGACGTGGATGAAGAGGAAGAGCAGGTTTCGCCTAAACTGACGGGGCGCAGAACTGCAACAGGCAATCCGCGTAGGAACAGGTTTTGATAAAACGTAAGTCGTTAGTACAAGGTCTTGCTGAAAGAGTTCCAACGAAACAGCAAGACCTTAATACTCTAAACAAAGCAATAAAGCCGCTGTCAGTTAAAGCTACTAAAAGCAATACGGTTTCGCAACGTTTAGAGGAGATAAGAGCGAATGTTGTAAAGCATTTAGGACAATACTCCGACAAAGTTGAAATATTGCGCTCGGAAGAGTCTGTAAGAGAATATTTTGATAAAATTATAAAAAACGGAGTGTGCGCGCTCGATACTGAAACGACGGGGTTAAACTGTTTGGAAGACCATATCGTCGGCACGTGTTTATATACTCCGGGCGAGAAAGCTGTGTATATACCGCACGAGCATTTGTCGTATATAACGGGACAGCCGCTTAAAAACCAAATTACGCAGGAATTTATGCGTGAGCAGTATTTACGCGCGAAAGAAAATAACGTAAAGTTTATATTCCACAACGCAAAATTTGACGTACGCATAATTCACACGTGGTGTGGTTTGTATTTGACTGTTTATCGCGACACGATGATTGCGGCGAAATTGTTAAATAATTTGGAAAAAGCGGAATTAAAAGTGCAGTATAATGATAAAATATTGCACACATCTAAATCATACGATTTTTCTACGTTGTTTAGCAGTATAGATTATAGGCTCGTGGGTTTGGATACCGCGGTGTTATACGCGGCAACGGACGCGTTAATAACGTATGAATTGTATGAGTGGCAGGAGAACGAATTAAAGAAAAACCCGGGTATATTCGCAGTTTATACCGAGATAGAACTCCCCGTAATGCCCGCTGTTATTGCAATGGAAGACCGCGGCGTATATATGGACTTAAATCGTGCAAACGAATTAAGCAAGAAGTATAATGCGCTGTTAGTAAAAGCAAAAAACGAAGTTTACGCCGAGTTAAAGCAATACAGTTCACAGATATCGTTATATCGCTCAAAAGTGCGCGATTGTAAGTTGTCCGAGCCGATAAATATCGACAGCCCGAAACAGCTTGAAATACTTTTGTACGATATAATAGGAGTTCAAACGGTAAATAAGCGAAAACCCAGAAGTACGGATAAAGAGGTTATGGAGGCGATAGATTTACCGCTTTGCAAAAAGATACTTGAATACCGCGGTATTGCAAAATTGCTTGGAACGTATATCGACAACATACCGAAACAGATAGACAGAAATAATCGTTTGCACGCAAAGTTTAACCAACTTGGTGCGGACACGGGGAGATTTAGCAGTTCCGACCCGAATTTGCAAAATATACCGTCTCACAATAATGAGATACGAACGATGTTTGCGGCAACTCCGGGTTATGTGTTACTCGGCGGGGACTTTTCAAAGCAGGAGCCCGCAATGTTAGCGTATTACACGCAAGACCCCGAGATGAAACGTGCGTGGGACGAGGGCAAAGATATTTACAGTGTAATTGCAAGCCGTTCGTTTCACAGAAAATACGAAGATTGTGTTGAGTTTAACCCAGACGGTAGTAAAAATCCTGAGGGTAAAAAATACCGAAGTTTGGCCAAGCCTATTGTGCTGGGTGAGCCGAAAAGGCTTGTAGGCTTGGCCGTACAAAATAACGCCCCTTTATACAGGAATGTATATCGAAAAATCGCGTGAACCGCAACACAAAGCGGGTGTGCCATTTATTGGTGCTAACGGTGAAGGCGTAATGCTAATACCGTGCTAATTCAACGTATAGGCATTATTGGTTTTACGTTGACAAGTGTAACGACTATCCTGGCAGGGAGTAGGAAAGGTAGGTGCTTTCCGAAGTGCGCGATGACCAGAACGGTCAATGATATAGTCTAACAATTTGTTGGTTATGTACGGAAGAGGTTTGGATTCAGTAGCGAGTGGTTTGGGTACATCGGTTGAAGAAGCACAAAAAATAGTTAACGTGTTTTTCGACGGGTTCCCGAAAGTAAAGCCGTGGATGGACCACGTAGTTGCGCAAGCGAAGAAAGACGGTTATGTTGACACGTTTTATGGCAGAAGAAGGTATATACAGGATATACAATTACCGCAGTATCAATTTGAGTATATAAATAAAACGCCGAAAGCGTTTAATCCGCTCGATTTTAGCGGTGAATCTGAATATACTACCGATGTTGACAAACAAGATATAATATATTACACGAATAAGTTAAACAAATGTAAGCGATATACAGACAAAGAGCGCGTAAAACAAGAAGCCTATCAGGACGGTATTAAAATACGTGATAACAGTTCCAAACTTGCGGAGGCGGTAAGGAAATGTGTAAACAGTAAAATACAAGGCGGTAGCGCGGATCAATCCAAACTTGCAATGGTAAATGTTTGGAATAACAAGGAATTGCGTGATTTAGGTTTTCACTTGTTAATATGCGTTCACGATGAACTTATTGGGGAAGCCCCGAAAGAAAACGCACGGCGTTGTGCGGAGTTGTTGTCAGAGTGTATGTGTACTGCGGCGCAGGACAAACTTCATACAAAAATAACGTGCGACGTAGAAGCGTCTTATGTTTGGTACGGTGAAAAGGTGGATTTGTAATGTTTACGTTATTTTTTGCAGGTGGTTTAACGAAAGAACCCGACAATTATATGATGGAAAACGGTTGTAGCAGACTGTTTTCACAGCTTGTTGACAAGAACGGTATAAACCGTTGGACAGAGTTTTTAAGTTGTGCGGGTAAAGATACAGCGAGTAAGCTGTTTATTGATTCGGGTGCGTTTACAGCTAAAACGCAGGGTGTAGTGATTGATGTTCGCGATTATGTAAAATTTCTTAACGATAACGGTGAAATTGTTAACAGGTTCGCGAATTTGGACGTGATACCTAATTCGCAAAGTTATGCGGACATTGCGGAAGGTGCCGAGAAGGGTTACCAAAACTTTATGTATATTATGGAAAACTGTAAATACAGAGAAAAGTGTATTGCGGTTTACCATAAAAATGACCCTGTGTCAGTGTTACACAAATATATAGAGTTTTATAAACTACACCCGGAGATGAAGTATTTTGCCTTGGGTGGAATTGTAGGCGGGGACCCGTCGAGCGCGACAGAGTTTGCGGTTAAATATTGTGATATAATTAAACGTGAACTTTCAAATGTTGAAATACATTTGTTTGGTTATACTCGGTTGCGTAACTTGCCTTATATACACTGCGACAGCGTGGATTCCACATCGTGGATTATGGCGGCGAGTGGCGGTTTAGTGCGTACGAAATTCGGAATACTTCCCGTAAGCGATATTCAAAAGAAAATGAAATCCAGCGTACACAATTACCCGAAAAAGACGTTGGACGCATTTGTTGAATACGTTGAAACACGCGGGTTCACGCTTAAACAGCTGTCCGAGGATTATAAAATGCGTATGATATTCAATATCGGAGTATTTAAGGAGTGGGCGGATAATTACGTGTATTTAGGGCACAAGAAAACAAAAACAAGTTTAATATAGGAGAGCGGTTATATGAAAAAAGTATTGCTTTATAGTGGCGGTTTAGACAGTTGGCTTATAGACAAATTGTGGAAACCCGACGTGAAAGTGTTTGTGAATGTTGACAGTATTGGTTCGCACTCGGAAGTTGAGCGTTTGCCGAAAGACGTTCAGGTACACAATTTGGATATTGGTAAATTTGAACTTGTTGATAAGAATTATTTATTGCCGTTAAGAAACTTGTTTTTGGTTGAAATTGCAAGTTATTACGGGGATGAAATTTGTTTAGGAGCAACAGGTAGCAGTACGCATTATGATAAAACAGAAAAATTCGCGAAATACACGGAAGACGTTTTGAATTATTTATGGAGTGAGAGCAACCCGGAAAAACGCGTTAAAATTGTTATGCCGTTTAGAACGTGGAGCAAGGTTGATATGCTTAAAGAGTTTGTGCGGCAGGGCGGTAGTTTAAAAGAAGCGTGGGAATCGTCGTTTAGTTGTTATAACCCTGTAAACGGTAAACCTTGTATGGAGTGTACGTCGTGTAAAAAGCGTATTGCGGCGTTTAAGGAAGCGGGTTATGATTTTAGCGATTGATTTTGATGGTACGATAACTGAAAAGTCCGCGTATCCGACAACGGGAAAAATAAGGCCTGAAGCTATAACGTTTTTGAAATCGTTACGTGAATATGGTGCAAAACTTATTTTGTGGACGTGCAGAACGGGAGCGGATTTAGACGAGGCTGTTAGACTGTGTTATGAACACGGGTTAGTGTTTGACGCCGTAAACGATAATATACGGTTAAACAATCAAGGCAAAAACAGCAGAAAGGTATATGCCGATTATTATATAGATGACAAAAACGGTATGTGCGAGATAGATTGGCTTGTATTATATACCGATTTACGGCAGAAATTGATATATAATAAAGAGGAGAACAAAAATGAAAATTCGTAAGTTATACAAAATTGAATCGGCGCATAAAGTAATGTATGCGTATTCGGAACGTTGTTCGGAAAGTTATCACGGTCACAGCGGTAAAATTGAAGTGTTTTTAAAAACGAACGCGCTCGATGAAGCGGGTATGATAATCGATTTCGGAAAGTTAAAACAATCGGTTGGTGCGCTTATTGATATGTTTGACCACAGCGTGCATTTAAGCGTACACACACAGCCTGACGAGCGCGATTTCTTTATAAGTAAAAATGCGCGTTGGGTGATTTTACCTGACAACACTACTGCGGAAACGTATTGTCGAATGTTTAAGGATTTCATTAACGAAATTTTGCCGTATGTGGATAAACAAAATGGTGAGGGTGATGTGTATTGTTGTGGGGTAAGATACCACGAAACGGATACGGGTTATGCCGAGAGCGAAGATACGGATATGCCGATGTACTCGTTAAAAGATGTACTGTTTTCAAAACGTACGTTGGAACAAACATCGCAGTTTATGCGAGATGTGATAACGAACATAAAGGAGAATACGAAAGATTATGTTAATTAACGAAAAGTTTGTTTCCATAGAAGGAGAAGGGTTGCGTGCGGGTGAGTTAACCGCGTTTGTACGGTTTTGTGGTTGTAATTTGCGTTGCGGTTACTGCGATACAAAATATTCTTGGACGGAGAACGGTGTAAAAGAAACGGTTACGCAAATTTGCGATTGGGTTGATAGCACGGGAGTTGTAAACGTAACACTTACGGGTGGGGAGCCGTTGTTGCAGAAAGACATTGCGGAACTTATAACGGAACTGTGTAACCGTAACCACATTGTAAATATCGAAACAAACGGTTCAATCAATCCGTATGAAGCCGTACCCGACTCAAAACTTATGCACTCGGTGTTTTTTACGATGGACTATAAATGTCTGAGTAGCGGTAGCAACTACGCTATGAAATTAGAGAATTTTGCCGATTTAAGGGAAACAGATGTGGTGAAATTTGTCGTGGGTAGTCGGGAGGATATGGAAGATGCCGAAAAATTTATGCAGAAACTTTGCAAGAAAGTAGATCATATTGGCGGTTTGCCGTGGATATATTTTAGTCCTGTTTTTGGTGCAATAGAGGCAAAAGACATTGTGGAGTTTATGAAGGAGAAAAATTTGTTTTTCAAAGTGCGCGTACAGTTGCAACTCCACAAATATATTTACCCGCCTGAAATGAGAGGTGTTTAACATGCTTAATAAAAAGAGAATTGAATATTTAATCGGTGAGTTGCTTAAAGAGTTTGATAAAAACCCCGACAGACCCGGGTTGCAGGAAACGCCGCACAGAGTAGCGAAATATTGGATTGAAATGTTGGAAGGAGCGCAATACACAAATGATGAGATTGCGAAAATGTTTGATAAATGCTTTGATGACGCTCCGACCGGAAGTTTAGTAATCGAGAAGAATATACCGATTTTCAGTCATTGCGAACATCATCTTGCACTTATGTATGATTGTTATGTGTCGATTGCGTATATACCTAAAACAAAAGTAATCGGTTTATCCAAATTGGCGCGCATTGCTGAAATGGTCGGAAAACGGTTACAGTTGCAGGAACGCATTGCGGCTGATATTGCGGATATTGTGCAAAAAGTTGTAGGCACTGATGACGTAGCGGTGTTCATTACAGGTAAACACGGTTGTATGACCGCGCGGGGTATTAAGTCGAGAGAATCGGTAACAGAATCGGCATATTTGAGCGGAGCGTTCAAAACAAACGCAACGACCAGACAAGAGCTTTATGCAAGGTTAAAATAAAATTAAGATATAATAACGTAAAGGAGAAATTTAGTAAAATGGGCATTACGGTAAAAACGGAACTTTTGCAGACAGCCGCGGCGAAATCCGCGAAGGGTAGTGGTAACCAAGCGGTATTGGCGTTGGCTACCGCGGTAATGATTAAAAGTATTGGCACGTCGCTGGTGCTTACCACCACGGACAATTCCATTACGCTCGATGTTGTGATTAACGGTGTTGCGAAACAGGAAGAACCGTTTGTTGCGTGCGTAAACAGCGGTATTTTTTCAAAACTTATTGCAAAACAGACTTGTGAAAACGTTGTACTTTCAGTTACGGAATCCAGCCTGCACGTGAGCGGCGATGGGGAATATAATTTGCCGTTGTTGCTCGACGAGGAAGGTGAGATTGCCGAAATACCGCATAATAAATTTACCGCGGATAAAACGGAAACCGTTTCCGTGCAGGATTTGAAAAATATGTATGCGTACGGTAAAATTTCCGTTTCCAAATATTTCGATACGCCGATGTACACGGGGTATTGCGTATCTGGCGGCAAGGTGTTTACGTTCGACGGGTCTAAATCCTGTGTTGTGGATACGCCGTCTTGCAAATTTAATGCGCTACTTCCGGGTAAACTCGTTGAATTGTTTGACCTGTTTGATGATAAAACCGTAACACTTTCTATCGGTACGGAAGGACAGTTATTGTTTACGGGTTCTGATATGATATTGTACGGGTTCGGTATGGAAGGATTTGATCAGTTTCCCGCACAGCAACTTATGGATTTGGCAACTTCAGATAAGTTTACGAATTATTTTGCGGTCAATAAAGTTGCGTTTTCGAGCGTTGCTGACAGACTTTCCCTGTTTGTTGCAGAGGCTGACCAGAATGAAGTACAAATGCGCGTTATGAAAGACGGCGTATCTTTTACAAACAAAGAAACATCGGCATACGAAAAACTTCCGTTTGCGAAACAGGAAACGAAAGTTGTCGAAACCGCTGTGTCGGTGGATTTACAGGACCTTAAACTGTTTACGGGTGTGTGCGGAGAAGATTATATTAAATTTTCGTACACGGAAGGTTCTCCGATTTGTATGACCGCGAACAATGTGCAGTATATTATACCGTTGCTCGAAGAAATTGAGGAAGAGTTTGAAGAGGAATAAACGTGAAAAAACAAACGTTAATCCAACTTATTCAACAATCGGTAAAAATGTTGCCCGATGACCAAGCGTTTTTGGCGGACTTAAAAGCCACGGTGGCGAAATTAAATCCGCCAAGACCGAGGTCGCAACATTATAAACCGAGTTCGTTACATTGTTTGCGACAAATGTATTTTGATAAAATACAGGCACCCATAGATTCTTCATACACGGAGTATTCTTTTGTTAGAATTTCGGAAACGGGGACAAACAGTCACGAAAGGATACAATATTATGTAACGCAAATGAAATCGTGCGGTCATCCGTGCGATTTTGTTGATGTGTCGGCATATATTGAGAAAAAGAAATTAGATTATTTACAAGTAATAAGTAAAAAACAATATGAAACAAAGCTGTTTGACACGAGGTATGACATAAGTTTTTTATGCGACGGTATTATCTATTATAACGATAAATATTATATACTCGAAATAAAAACGGAAACGGACGATAAAGGAATATATAGGGAAAGTGCAGACCCTTACCACGAAAAACAATCCGTGTGTTATAGTTTGAGTTTGGGTATCAACGATGTTATGTGGATATACGAAGAGCGTAATTTTTGCGTGCCTAAAACGTTTATAACGCACGTAACGGATGAACAGAAAGCACAGTTGCTTATTATGTTTGACACTGTGGAACAAGCCGTAAAAGACTTAAAGGCTCCGCCGAGAACAGACAGTAAAAAGACGTGTAACTATTGTGTGTACAAAACCGTGTGTAAGCAAAACGGGAGGTAAAAATGGACGTTAAAGAAACGCCGCAAGTGCTTAACGATATAAGAATAAGCATTGAATTAAACTCAAAAGTAATTGACGAGATTGTTAATAAATATATAGATAAAAAAGTATATGAGTTGGATATGCTTATCGCACAAGTTAAGGACGCGCTTTCTTCTTCTGAGGAGATAAGCATATCGGAGTTTGAATCGCTTGCGATGAAAATACCTGTTTTGTGCTATACAACGGCTGACTCGTTGGAAAAAATGGGCGTAAGAGCCGATATAGCAAAAGCATTGGAAAAAGAAAAATACGCTAAAATATTGTGCGCTGTAAGCGGTACGGTAAAAGAACGTGATATGGTAGCGATACAGCAATCACAATATGAAAGTGTATTAGCGGCGGCGTGTAAACGTGCATACAATATAATACAGTCAAAGTTAACGTATGCGCAGGATTTGTTTACATCTGTAAAAAAGATTTTAACGAGAAGAATTGCGGAGTTGGATACGGAGGAATGATATATGAATACGACAGGAAACCTTGCGAGTGTAATTAAAAGTATAAATAAGGAAATGGGAAGTGATGTACTTACTTTTGGAGTACAGCATACAAAATTGCGTAAAGTGCCTATGAGTTCACCCAAGGTTAATTGGATGTTGTATGGTGGAATTCCGCTTAATAGAGTTATAGAGTTATGCGGACCAGACGCGGGCGGTAAAACAACAACGGCGTTGGATTTTGTTAAAAATTATCAAATGTTGCCTGATGCGAAAACCGTACTTTATGTTGACCACGAACATACGCTCGAAGAGTTTTGGGCAACGCTTATAGGTGTTGATGTTGAACACATGTTGTTATACAGGCCCGAAACGGAAAGCGCGGAAGATGTTTTCGACAAGATTATAGAGCTTATCGAAACAAATGAGATAGGCGCGGTAGTCATAGACAGCATTGCAAGTCTTGTCCCGAAATCTGAGATAAACGAGGGTATGGAAAACCACGCTTATGGTGGTATTGCGAAAGTCCTTACAAAACTTGTGAACAAAATTGTTCCGTTACTTGTTAAATATTCGTGTACGCTTATTGGTATAAATCAGGTTAGGGACGATATGAATTCGCAATATAATCTTTATAAAACACCTGGAGGCAGAGCGTGGAAACACGCGTGTTCTTTACGTATTATGTGCAGTAAGGGTTCCCTTGTTGACGACAACGGTGAGGAAATTAAAGCGAGTTCAGAAAATCCAGCGGGTAATCAGGTTATGTTGCGCGCGCTTAAATTAAAGGGTATTGTTCCTAACAGGCTTAAAGGTTTTTATACGCTTAATTATACGACGGGAATAGATTATGTTACGGATACTATAAATATGGCAATCGACTTGAATTTAATTCAAAAACGCGGCGGTTGGTATTATTTTGTGGACGTTGAAACGGGAGAAGTAACTGAAAATAAAGTGCAAGGATTTACGAATTTGCGAAAGTATTTAGCTACAAATTCGCAGTTGTTTAATGATATATATGGTAAAGTAAATGTAATAGTAAGTTCGGAGGACGAGGAGTAATGCGTAGTAAAGTAGTTGAAGCCGCAAAAAAGTTGTACACAGAATTATTCAATGATGTGATTATTAAGGATTACCCTAACGCAAAAAACCTGTTTGAGTATATTAAACAAAGTACGTTTTTCACAGATCCTGCAAGTATTAAATACCACAGTTCTTATGAAGGTGGTTTGTGCGTACACAGTGTATTTGTTAAAGACAGATTGAGCGATTTAATTGAGCATAATCTAAATAATTTTGCAACAAAAAATATAACTTATGAGTATAAGGAATCCGATGTCGCAATTGCGGCATTGTGCCACGACCTTTGCAAAATAGGAACGTATAAAATAGCTACGAGAAACGTTAAGGTTAAATCGCCGAGCGGTGTTACAAATTGGCAGGAAGAACAGTTTTACACCTATAATGAACCCGAGTTTGTGTACGGACACGGAGAAAAGAGTGCGTTTTTAATAAGTAAATTTGTCGAAGTACCAGATTTTGTTTTGCAGGCGGTAAGATACCATATGGGAGGAATAGAAACGTTTGGGCACGACCCGAACGCGAGTAAAGCATACGCTCAGAACCCGCTTGCGTTGTTGTTACACATTGCGGATTTACAGGCAACATATTTAGACGAAGTAGAATAATTTTTTATTTATTGCTTTACAAATTGTAAAATTTGTTATATAATTAAAGAAAACGGTGATTTAAGTTGTTGGAGTTTTTGGAAAAGTACGATGGTGACATAACTGTAAACGGCGAAAATGTTAGCCCGCAGAATATTTCCGATACGTTAAGTAAGTTAAAGGGCAATGTTGAAATCGTACTTTCCCCGAAACAGCGCGAAGAACCAGAAAACAAAGACGATTATTTTCCTAATGATTTTGTATTGTATGTAAAGACATATATGACGCGTGAAAGCACTCCGGAGTTTCAATTTATGAAAGTTTGGAATAGTGACGTGCCAATGCCGTTACGCGTTATGCAGGGTTGCGTGTGCAAGGAAACAAAAGGAATGTATTATGTTAAATTGCGCGGATACCCGTACAGAGCGGAAACGTGTGCTTGTTGCGGAAAACCTATAACCGCACAGGACTCTAAGTTTTTTGGAATAGGTCCGGAATGTTTTCGCAAGTTAGGTTTGCCGAGAAACGTATATACACAACAAGATGTTACGCGAGTAAGGAATGCTATTTTAGCGACAAAATGGGAAGGCTGGGTTCCGAAAACAGCTATTTTACACGTAGAGAGGAAACATGGACGTTAACGTATGGACAGATGGAGCGTGCCAAAGCGGCGTAGGCGGTTATGGTTATGTTGTAATGTATTCGGGTAACGTAATCGCAAAAGGCGGTGGCAGGTGCAATACTACAAACCAGCGAATGGAGATTGAGGCGGTTATCGGGGCAATTAAATGTATTATAGAAAATAAACTTACCGATGAACGTATAACTGTGTTTTCTGATTCAAAATACGTTGTAAATACCATAATGGAATGTTGGAACAGAAACGCAAATGTTGATTTGTGGGACGTGCTTTACGGAATGTTATCGAAAATAGGAAATATACGGTTTGTTTGGGTAAAAGGTCATAGTACAAACAAATATAATAATATATGCGATAAGATAGCCACCAATGAAGTAAAACGACTTAAATCCAAAATGTAACGGAGTATGAAATGAACAACGAAAAACTTTTGTATGAGCTTATAAAAAAGAATGGTGGTATGTATGCAATAAGGGACACGGACGCCGCACAAAAAATAGGAAAATCAAAATACTGCATACCGCTGTATAAACGCAAATTAAAGAAGGCTGGGTATATTGAAACGAAAGTAAAAATTGTCGATAATAAGCCTATAACACTGTATAAAATCGTAAAGGATTACGACGGAGGAATAGATGTAACGTGGTAGTGAATAAGCCGACGAGATATTATTCGTCAAGACAGGAAAAAGCCGTTGCGAAAGCTGTTAACGGCAAAAAAACTGCTAATTCCGGAGCGGCGTTGTTTTGCGCGGGAGACGTGGTTAGTAAAGATGTTTTGTACGAGTGTAAAACGGTTACAAAAGAAAGTGGTTCCTTTTCCGTAAAAAAGCGGGTATTAGATAAAGCACGACAAGAAGCGTTTGCGATGAATAAAAGACACGCGGTGTTAGTTTTTAATTTTAAGCCCGACGGAGAGATGTATTACGTTTTAGACCAAAAGCATTATTTAGAACTTTTGGAATCAATACACAATTCGGAAAAATAATATACACCCGAAAACATAATTTTGGATATAATTTTATAAACAAAGAGGAGAATTTGACTATGCCGATTAAAAAACACGTTACAAAAGTTGGTGAGAATAACACGATAACTATACCTAAAACGATTTCAGACGCGCTTGGTATTAGCGAGGGCGTTGTATTACGCATTTATAGCAATAATAACGGTTATTCGTTTACCGTTGAAACCGTTTCCACATACGAACAGGTAACGCAGTTGGAGATGTACAAACAGAAGTACGAGGAAGAGCGTGCGAAACGTGAGGAGGCTGAACGTAAATATGCTGAACTCACCGCGACAGCGAAAGAAATTATCAACGGCGTTAAGAGTGTTGTAGAGGAAGAATAAAATGGCGAGCAGTTCTTCCAAATCGCTTGCAGTAAAATACAGGCCCGCAACATTGCAGGAAGTTATTGCGCAAGACGAAATAACAGAAATTTTAATAAATCAGCTTAAAAATAAAACATTTAGAAATACGGTATTATTTACGGGTTCCGCGGGAACGGGTAAAACGACAAGCGCAAGAGCATTTGCGAACGCGTTAAACAACGGAAAAGGAACGCCGATTGAAATAGACGCGGCGTCAAACAATGGCGTTGACAATATTCGTGATATTATAAATAAAGCGCGGCAAAAATCGTTGGACAGTGAATATAAAGTATTCATTTTTGACGAAGTGCATATGCTCACGAATCAGAGTTGGAATGCCCTGTTAAAAATAATCGAGGAGCCTCCCGCAAATACCGTATTTATTTTTTGCACTACCGACCCGCAGAAAATACCCGCTACAATATTGTCCAGAGTGCAACGGTTTGACTTCCGTCGCATACCGTTTGATAAAATCGTTAAACGGTTAGAGTATATCGTAGCTTGCGAAGATAACGAAAAAGCGAGAGTTGAACTTACTGAATCTCAATTTTCGGAATATGAGAGTTTTGACACTGATTACTATTATACGGTTGATAGAGCGGCATTGGAATATATTGCGAAGTTAAGCGATGGCGGAATGCGAGATGCTATAACAATGTTGGATAAAGTAATGAGTTATAGTCCGAAAATAACGATTGATTCCGTTATAGCCGCGTTAGGCTCCGTTAATTACGACGTGTTTTTCAGGCTTACAAATGCGATTGTTGACTATGAGGAATCGGTAGTTATAGACATTGTGGAATCGCATTTTAGAGCGGGGCACGACTTAAAACAGTTTGTTAAACAATATACCCTGTTTTTGCTTGATGTGTGTAAATACAGCATTTTCAAAAATTATGAGTATATACAAATTCCGACAGTATTTGAAAATAGCTTAAACGACCTTGTTACGGGAGTTGACAGACAGTTTTTGAAAGAGTTGTTATCGGAAATAAATAAACTTAATTCGGAAATTAAGTGGGAAACCTCGGTAAAGGGTATTGTGGAACTTAGGTTGTTGACGTTAACACAGCCGAGCGAATAAGGTAATTTACAAATGATTGGTCAGGAAACATTAAAACAAACGTTTTCGCGATATATTGAAAATAACGCTTTCCCGAAATTTACGCTTTTGATTGGAGAGCAGGGTAGCGGGAAGAAAGAGTTTGTTCGGTGGTTATCCGAAAAGACGGGTTATGAGTTAGCAGTGTTTGAACCTACGGTTGATTCTGTGCGTGAGCTCATTTCACTATGTTATCAGCAAACAAAGCCAATAATTTATTTAGTGCCCGACGGGAATAATTTATCGGCTACTGCTGAAAACGCGTTACTCAAAATATGCGAAGAACCACCGAAGAACAGTTATATTGTACTAACTACGAACAATGATTTAATATTGCCGACGATAAAAAGCAGAGCGTTCACGGTAATCATGGAGCCTTACTCGGAGCAGGAATTAACCGTGTTTGCACGTAAGTTAACGAACAAGGATAACTTACAAGAGAAAATAGAGTTATCAACTACTCCGGGTGATTTGCTTATGCTCGATGTGTGCGACAGCGGCAGATTGTTTCAGCTGTGTGATAATATTGTAAACAATATAACAAAAGCAAACATTGGCAGTGTTTTAAAAATTTCCAAAAACATACAAGTAAAACGGGAAGAGAACAACTCTTTGTTTGATATGCAGTTGTTTTTGAAGGTGCTTTTGTATAAGTATTTAATAAACAGCCGTAAAAAAGGTATGTTGTTGGAAAGTAAAAGGTGTTACGAAATTGTGTTTTCGGCAAAACGACAGTTGCAATACAACTATAATAAACAGTATATTCTGGACGATATGTTACTAAGGTTGAGAGATAAAAATGCAGGTATTTGAGCTTAACAAACGAATTGTTGAAGGAACCGTGCCGAAATTTTTAATTTTTACGGGAACGGAGTACGCGGTGATAAATTTGTATATACAGCAAATTTCCCGCAAACAGAACGTTACGGTTGAAAGTATAAACAATGTTGGACAAATAATACAAAAACGTAAAATAGTTCAGTTTTTAAGCGAAAATAAATTGTATGTATGCAGATACGATACGGAGTTTCAACGGAACGAAGAAAGTTGGGTAGGAATAGATGACAAGTTAGGCAATAATTATTTAGTACTTATACTTCAAAGTGTTGACAGCCGCACGAAGTTTAGCAAAAAGTTTTCCGAACGTGTAGTTGAGTTTAATGCTTTCGATGAGGATACCAATGTTAGAATGTTGTCGAGTATAAGTAATTTGACAGAGAAAAATTTACGAGAAATTGTAAAAAACTGTGATCAAAGTTATAGCAGGTCCGTATTGGAAATACAAAAAGTAACTGAATACGCAAATGTAAAAAAATTAACGCACAATGAATCGTATTTAATTCTGCGGGATAACGGCGTAATGTTGGAAAGTTCTAATGTTACACTGCAAGAGTTTGTTGACTCGGTTATGTATGCGCAAGACGATTGTTTATCGATTTATAAAAAACTGTGTGAATCCGGAGAAAGTAATTTAACGATGTTGGCGTGGCTGTATAACGCGTTTAGGGCGCAGTTGTGCTATGAAACGGTAAGCAAGCCAACGTGTGAAAACACAGGTTTAATCTATCCTGTGTTTATGTCGTGTAAAGACAGGTCGGGGGTGTATTCGACAAAGGAATTAGTAAACGCGCTCGAAATGTGCAAGCAGTGTGAACAAGGGATAAAACAGGGTTTAATTGCCGAACAGCAGGTGGTTGAAACGTTGTTAATAAATGTATTGTGAGGTATTTATGGAGTATATTTATTGCCGAAGGTGCGGACGGCGATTAAAAAGCCCACAGTCAAAAATATTAGGTTACGGTACAAATTGTTATAAGAAAGTGAATGCTTGCCGTAAAAAAATCTCCATACTTGACAAAAGTTATATACTTTACGGAGAGCGGCGTGACACCGAAACAAGAAAAACTCGTAACTGAAAACATTGCTCTTGTTTATAGCATAACCGCACGTTATAAAAATTGGAGCAATTACGAGGATATAGTTTCAGAAGGTTTTTTGGGATTATGTTGTGCCGCTGTATCTTTTAGCGAATTGCGAGGTAATTGTTTTTCCACATTTGCATATAAATATATATCGGGTAAATGTTTAAACTTTATAAACAGGGATAAGATAGTAAAGCCCAAACGGAGATATGGTGTTTTTGATAAAATACAAACGATAACTTTGAATACGGAGTTGGAAGCGTGTTTTCCTGACGTGCTTATAATAGAGGAAAGGGTTGACGGTATAATGTTATTTGACACGTTGGAAAAAAATTTAACGCCGTTACAGTATAAAATCGTTTGTAAAATGTATGAGGGATATAAACGATTTGAAATATCTAAATTGTTAGACATTTCAATGAAGCAGTTATCGGAAGAGATAAAATTAGCGCGTGAAACGCTTTCTAAAATAAAAGATATACTATAACAGGAGAATTATTATGTCGGAAACGAGAATGCCCAGACAAAGAAGTATTGTAACGGATGATGCGGAGGGTCGTGTAGTACAGCGAAAGCCCCGTAAACCACGTACGCCACGTATAATAGATTCCGAAGAAACAGTTGTGTCGAGTGTTGTTTCGAGTTCGGAAGAAACACCGCGCCAGGTCGATACCACGGTTTCAGGTAATAAGCAGGAGTACGTTGCTCCGGAAGCCGCCGTGGTTGAGGAAGTTTCTGTGAAAAATTCGCAAGAAAACGTTCAAGAAAAAGTACAAGAAACGGTAGTTGAGCAAGAAAGCAAGAATGATACTGCGGAAGAAATTAAGGAATACGTTAAAAGCGGATATACATTTACCCCGCATAAATATAATATAGGTGATACTGTGTGGGTCCCGTTTGATACGGTAATAAATATTGCAAAGCCGTTTGACAAGATTAAACGTGTTCAGCAGTATATTGCAAAAAAAGTAACCGTGGCGGCGTGTATGATAACAAAACACGTTTCTTATATGTTTAAGGAATCGCAAAAACTTATGATTGCGGAACAGTACGTATATACAAATGAAGAGGATTGTAAAAAACGTTGCGAGGAGCTTATGAATGGCTAATCGCAATAAGCAGGACATAAATATCGATGTAAAAGAGGAGTTATCGAATAATACAATAACAGACGAAGATGACCTCATAGTAACATACGGTGAAAACGCACAAGCAATGATTGATGCGGGAGTTATAGACGCGGATTCACTAAGGATACGTGACGAGGTTAACAATTTTGACCCTAAAAAATTAGACAAGTATTGTGAACCGTTGTTATACCGTGCTTATTACGTAGCGAAAAATTGTCGTGCGTGTTCCTATACCCAGATTGCAAAAAGTTTAGGTATGTCAAAAAAGTTGTTTTCCTATTATATGGAAACGTATCCGAAGTTTGCAACTGTTGTACAAATAGGGATAAATGACAGCCGAGAAAATATGAAGGGTGGCATTATAGACGCATTATATAGTGCCGCGTTAGGCCAAACGGTAACTGAAACAAGTAGGTCTGAGAAGAAACAGTTTATGGGAGATGACGCGTTACCCGTTTTAACCGTAACAGAAAGTTCAGTTACAAAACACGTTCCGCCAAATGTGCAGGCGGCGTTAGAGTTAATGAAACGGTTAGACCCGTCGTGGGTCCCGCAAGTTAATGTTAATGTTGATGGGCAGGTATCGCAAAATATACACGTTGCGCAAGATATAAATATTGCTATTGATTATGATAAATTAAGTCCGGAAGCGTTAAAAGAGTTGATTGAGTCAACGAATACGCAGAATGATTTAAGCAAAAATAAAAAAGAAGACGGTTCGGTGGTTAGACCTGCGGCAAAGCGCGGTACAAAACCGTCAACGAAACCAAGGCGTAATTGTACTGCGCGTAAGTTGCAGAATGCGATTATAAAAACCGAAAAAGAAGTAGATAAAATGAAAAAAGCCGCTAAAAAAGAAGCGGATAAATTAGTAAATGAAAAGGAGAACGAAAATGGAAATCGAAAAGCAGGAACAAGCCGTAAACGCGGAAGCACAGGAACAGCAGGTGGAGGAGCAGACAGAAAAGAAACTCCATATGTTGTCAGACGAGGAGAAGGAAAAGTTCCTCAGTCGAGTAAAAGTGGAGGAAGAGGACGTTCCAAAGTCCGCAAACCCGAAGGAACAGTTTAAGGAATCCATTGAAAAATACGTGTCCGAAATGACTTCACAGATTATGAAGTTGAAGGACCTTGTTGAGATGGAAAAAAGTATTACCGCACTTATCGTCGAAAATAAGGATAAATTCGCGTATCCCGCGGAACTTGTTAACGCAAGTTTGAGTGCAAGACAGCAACAGCTTGACAAATATCTTGAAAGCATTGCCGTAATGGAAGAGCGTGTGCGCATTAGCGCGGAAATTAAAGCGTTTTGTTTACGCAATTACGACGTTATGGCAAAGCTGGATATGTTTTTTGGCGGCGGACTCGGTTTGAACGAAACAAAAGAATATATGCAAAAGATTATTTCGGAGTACAATGGTTAATGATTTGGTAAGTTATGTAACGGGAACAATTATATCCGATTTGGAGACTCGTGAAATAACAATAAACAACGAAACCAAAACGTTTACGTGGTTTTTAGTAAGCGTACAACGAAAGAGTGACGCGGTAGATGTCGTTGAAATGCTGTTTAGTGGTAATACGAACGGCATTTGCCGCGGAGACCACGTAAAAGCGAGCGGACAAATATGCAGTTACTACGATAATACTCGTGTTGTCGGAAAATTACGAGTATGTCTTAATGTGTGGTGTATATACCCTACGATTTACACGACAAACAAAAACTTTATTTTGTTTAATGCTACATTAACACAAAAACCCAACATACGAAAAACACCAAGCGGGAAAAATATATGTGATTTAATGTTTGCTGTAAACAGCGATGGGTTTTTCAAAGCGTGTTATATACCCTCAATTGCGTGGGGAACGTTAGCACTTACGTTACAAGATATGCGCGTTGGTGATAAGATTTGTATTGTCGGTAGATTGCAGAGCAGAGAGTTTACGAAATATATAAACGGGGAACTCGTAAAATTTCAGACAAATGAAGTTTCAATAAATAACGTTTCCAAGGTGTCTGACCCGATGTACACGATGTTGGAGGAATAAATGCTTACTGATAAAGAACGCAAGGGATTATTTGGGTCTGTGTTGTATGTAATAAATGAATCCGGATACGAAGTAAGTTTGGGTACGTATGAAAACAACACACAAACATTTCATATTAAAAAATATCCTGTGTTTGAGTTTGTATTATATGAATTAAGTGAATATTCCGAAGATAATGTGTGCTTGGTAGCGTCAGTGCGCAATATTGGTAATTCGGAATTTACAAATTCGGGCGACGTAAGTTATAGGTTTTCCGTAAACATAAATACGTTGGATATTGTCGGGTATCCGCAAAAATTTATTAAAAACGTATTGCGGCATAAATATGAAGCATTTTATCATATTACGCGTACGCAGAGATTTTTCGAGATGTATCCGTCAAAACTTAAACTCCGTAAATGGTACAAACACAACGCGAAAAAATTATTGAATAAGTAAAATACAAAGCACGCAGTAATGCGTGTTTTTGTTTTGAAATTTTTTAGAAAATTTTAGACATTTAGTTGACATTATAACGTATATATGTTATAATCATAATGTGAGCGGGAGATAACGAAACAAACCGCAACGGAGGTAATGGAAATGAAAAATTGCGCACGGTTAAATAATTTGCCGGAAGAAGTTAGACGTGATGTTATGGAAACGCTTAAAGCGTGGGAAGGGTGCTATGTGGAAAAGTACAACGACGGAAGTTACAAGGTTTCCGTGGGTATCGGGTTAACCGCTTGGAAATGCGATTACAAAGTGATTGAGTCATTTAACAATTACGATATATACACTCAGGAAGAGATACAGAAGTACGCGAACGAGGTTTGGAGCGGATGTAACATGTCGGATTGGTAAGCCGAAAGGCTTACCTTTTTAGTAAAAATATTTTTATAAATTTATGAAATTTAGTTGACATTATAACGTATATATGTTATAATTATAATGTGGTCGGGAAAGCGACACACGAGGAGGTAACGAAGATGAAAAATATTAACGGCGCGATTTTTTCGGTGAATGGTTATTACAGCAAAGTGGTGGCTGAAAACATTAAGAAGAAGATGACTGGAAAAACGTATTTGAACTTTGAAATAGTGGTGAGTGGTATCGCGGGTAACTATTGCATATCCGTTGCTACGAAATCAAAGGGAACGAGCGTTAAGGAACTGAAAGATATGTTTTATTTCGCACTGATACAGGAGTTGGGTAATAACTGATGTTTCGGGTAATGTATTAACAACAGTTTTGCATTACCCGTACAATAACTTATAAAATTTAGATATAATTTAATGGAGGATATAACAAATGGCACGAGTTAAAAAACTTTTGGAAATGGCTGACGAAAACACAAACAAAAACCGCACAGTCGAATTGGAACAGGCGATTGATTTTGTGGTAGCAAATGACAGCGTGTGCAAAGCGTTGGAAAAGCAGTTAAGAGACAGAAAGTCCCTCATAAAGGAGATTTGTTTGGAACTCGGTAACGATACGTATGAATCTCAGTCAGGTCATACTGTTAAGCTAACGCGGGTTGACAAATCGTTTTTACAGCCCGAACAAACGTTGGAATATCTTAAAAACAACGGTTTGGAAAAATATATACGCACGAAAGAGTATTTTGACGAGGCTGAAATTGCTATGGCGATTGCGCATGGCGATATTAAGGGTGAAGAACTCGCTCCGTTTATCGTTAAGCAGGAAGAAATTAGGTTAAACCCGATAAAATGAGTAATAATTATATTGTGTACGAGGCGGGCAAAGGAAAAAAGCCCGCCGTTGTAACACGTAAAGTTTATGAAGCGTTACGCAATACATATGCGCACGATATGATACATAAGTTACAGTCCTTACCGTCAAAAGAATTTCTTGTTGGGTTATATTGTTATCAGTTTACAGAAAATAACTGCAAAAATGCGGTGTTGTGCAGTAGAGTATATACGAAAAGTTGCTATAACCAAATAGTTGCAAACATAAAGGTAGATTATCCAACTGCAATTTTCTTTTCTGTTTTCGGGGATAAATTATGAAAAAACAATCGATTGTTAATTTACAGAATCAAATAGCTAAGGCGGCTACAAATTATTACACAGGAAACGCGACTATGAGTGATGAACAGTTTGATGCGATGTTAGATAAGTTGCGTGAACTTGACCCTACAAATGAGTACTTAAACAAAGTGGGTTGGGGGTATGTGCCGAGTAACGGAAAGGGTTTACGAATTAGGCATTCCTATGGAACGGTAGGTTCCTTATCTAAAATACGAGAATTTTCGCAGTTACCGAAATATGAAAAATACTGTCTTTCGGCAAAACTTGACGGCGCGAGTTGTGTTGCTTATTATGTAAACGGAGAATTTGTATGTGCTGTTAGCCGTGGGGACGGTTCGGAAGGAATAGACGTGACCCAGAAATGGCTTAAAATTACGCATAAAAACGATATACACGTTCCGGGTAATTTTACAGGAGGAATTCGCGGTGAAATTGTGTTTTCGGAAAAAGATTGGGAGCGTTATAAACAAGAAGTTGACAGCAACGCAAAGTTTCCGAGAAACGTTGCCACAGGACTTTTAATGCGTGACGATATAACTGACGAGTTGGAATATATTTCGTTTGTAACGTACAAAATTCACGGTTATATCGGTGATTTTTCGGTGGGTGAGTATTACAGCGATATTTTATCCGTGCTTAATAAATTTGGGTTTACCGTTGTTCCATATAAAGTTGAATATACAAAGTTGTATGAATTTGATTTGTTGGAATTTTATGACGAAATTAAGCGCACATACCCTGTTGACGGAATTGTTATAAATTTTGGTAATTCATATCGGCATAATGAAAATGGTTTATGTGAATATAATGACATCGCGTATAAATTTCAAGCGGAAATAAAGGAAACCGAAGTAACAAAAATTGTTTGGGATATATCCAAAAATAATATAATGGTCCCCGTAATATATGTAAAACACGTTGAATTAAGCGGAGCGATGGTGGGAAAAGCCACGGGGTTTAACTATGCGTTTATAAAAGACAATCACGTAGGGGAAGGAAGTACGGTTAAAATATGCCGTTCAAACGAGGTTATACCTTATATTGTCGAGGTTGTAACTCCTTCCGAAAAATCGAATATTCCGGAAGTTTGCCCTGTATGCGGTAAACCGCTTGTGGTTGACGGTGTTGAGCTTGTTTGTAAGAATGCGGAATGTCCGAATATCTCTTATTCGTTAAGCGTAGCGTGGTTAACGCATATCGGAGTACGCGGTTTTTTAGGCATTGGACCTGGATTTATAGATTGGGTTATACTTATGTTGCAAACGCAGTTAAAGCAGAGTAACGCTACTCCTGAATTAGTGCAACGTGTTTGTGACCCTGAGGTACGGCATAATTTATTTGGAAATGCTTCTGCAACCGTGAATAAATATCTGGACGTTATTGCGCGCAATTTAAGCGGAGTTCCTATATCGGTTAAAGAGTTTATATTGGCGTGTAATTTACGCGGCGTGGGCGGCGTAATAGCGGATAAGGTAAGTGAATATGTGCGTTCCGCTGTTCAGGGAGATTATAGCACAGAAATACACAAAATAACCAAGATAAACGGTATCGGTGAAAGCGTTCTTAATACATTTATTGTAAATAAAGAACTTGTGTGTAGGCTTGCGAAATTGTGCGTTTTCGATGAGATAGCGAATAACGAGACAACACTTAAACAAGTAACCGTTACGGGTTCGTTAAGCGTGCCACGAAAACATTTTGAACAACTACTGCGTGAGAACGGATATAAGTTGTCCGATAACGTAAAAGACAGTATATATTTAATTACAAATAATCCGATGTCTGGAAGCAGTAAACTCGAAAAAGCGCGGAAATACGGAGTACCGATTATATCCGAGAAGGAGTTTAAGGAGATGTTGTTCCGTGGAAAATAAAAAGAAAATTGCGCTGTATAATGAAGATTGTTTAGAGCGGTTAAAACTCATAGAGGACAATAGCGTAGATTTAATTCTGTGTGATTTGCCTTACGGAATGACTCGTAATAAATGGGATTGCGAAATACCGTTACCTGACTTGTGGAAACAGTATAAGCGAATACGAAAGAAAAATACTGCAATTTGTTTGTTTGCGAAAGGAGTGTTTGACAAAAAATTAGCGGTAAGTAATATGCGGGAATATAAGTATGAGTGGGTATGGGAAAAGAATATAGCTACGGGATTTTTGAATGCGAGAAGAGTTCCTTTGCAGGCGCACGAAAACATTTTAGTGTTTTACAAAAATCTTCCAACATATAACCCGCAATACACAAAATCAACGCCGTATGTTTCCGGGTTACGGGTTGGAAACAGTGAAAATTACGGAAGTTATAAATCATATCAAACAATAAGTAACGGAGACAGATTTCCGCACGATGTAATAAAATTCAAATGCGAGTCCGGACAACATCCGACACAGAAACCCGTAAGTTTATGCGAATATTTAATAAAGACATACACAAATGAGGGAGATGTTGTATTGGATAATTGTATGGGTAGCGGGACAACGGGGGTTGCGTGTATTCGTACAAAACGCTCCTTTATCGGTATAGAGATAAATGAATTTTATTTTGATATTGCGAAAAACAGAATAAAAGAGGAAATAAACAAAAACAAGATACACAGAAAAAGCATATTTGCGATATAATATTATATGGAAACAAAAATTTGGACGGTACAACGCAAGCGCGGTAATAAGATGTATTTAATGCCCGTAAACGGTGATTGTGAAGTAATAGAGTCTTATACATTGCTTACGTTAAATCCCGCGCAATATTTAGCATTATATAAATCTGCGAATTGGAAATTGTGCGACGGAACTGCTGATGTTTTGGAAACAACTTATGCCAAAGATTCTGAGGTGTTAAAATTGTTTAATGATTTAGCACGTACAAAGCGTATAGTTCCTGTAAATAAACGGTTTGATACGGATGTTGAGGGCACGTCCAAATTAGTGCGCAATGCCGAAAAAACGGTTATTTACATTGTACGCAGAAATGGTATAGACAAAACAAGTATAAATTCCGTTTGCATAAATAACTTACAACGCACGGCATTTTTTGAGGATGTCAAAACGGCGCGTGCGAGTATGTTTTGTGATAAGTATTGTTTAACACCACAGGATAAACCTATGTTTGCGATGTGGGATAAAATAATGAACGCTGAATATTTTAAGCAGTTACAGCGTTATGAAAGTAAGGTGAAGAAATGATAAGGCTAAATAGTTGTTTACGCGGAAAATGTGTTGACTCTCGCGGAAAACGGTTAAAGATATCCGCGGCAGTATCGGCTAAAATTGCCAAGATTGTGGAAGAACTTAACAAAGCACTTTATGACAATGATATGTTGTATAAAGTAAAACGTCCGTATTGTGCAAAAGACGTTATAGGTTGGTCGAACGGTGTTCGGGAACAATTACACACGGAAGATTTTAATATTGCGGTTGATACGCTTAATAATATGTTGAAGGAAATAGATTATAAAGTTTATGACCTACATAAATCTGAAAAGAGCTAAAAAAGCACTTATACAAAAATCGTTATATGATTTTTTGTTAGAGATGTGGGATACGTTTGACCCTTCTCCGTATGAAGATTGTTGGCTTACTGAATTTCAATGCGAGTGCTTTATGTACTCGCTTAAACATTTTTTGCCGAATAAAATTACACAGTTTTGGATAAATAATGAGCAGTATAACCGTATAAAGCAAGAAACAGGCGGGATATGCCCTGTGCGAGATAAATTGTTTGACGGACAGCACGTTAGAAATCACGATTGGAATATGCCTCCGCGGCACAGTAAGACGTCAATTATAGGTGTAGCGGGTCCGTGTTGGGCGAGCATAAACACACCCATATCCGTCGCTACGGTGTCCCACACAGCAAAATTATCCAGCGAAACGAATGAAAAGCGTCTAAAACTGTTTCAAAGTGAAAAATATGATTATTATTTTCACGATGATTTGCAATTAAGGTTAATAAAAGAATCTGCGCGTGACATACAACTTATGTGGGGGAGTAAGTTGTATGCGGTTTGTCAAATATCCTTTACGGGGTTCGGAGCGGATTGTATTATAGCTGACGACCTTATATCGTCTGACAACGCCGCAAAAGATATGCAGGTACTGCAAAATGTTAGAGCATTTTACAGGCAAACATTGCCAACGCGGCTTAATACGAAAAGAACGGGAGTTATTTGGCAAGTACAACAGCGGTTAGCACCAGGTGATATTAGCGGTATGATTATGAGTGACCCGGGTTTATCGAAAGTTTATAGTCATACCGAAATACAAGCAATCTCAACTCATAATTGTGTTTACATTTATCCTTGTTCCGGAAAAGTACACGAGGTACACGTGGGGGATTATTTGTGGGAAAGCCGTTTTGGGGATTATACGCAAATAAAGTTGGAAACAAGTCACGCAGTGTTTGAAACACAGTATCAACAGCACGCGCAAAACACCGACTTAACAATTATAAAACCCGATATGATACATTATATCGACGGCGGGGAAGAGTACGATATATTTAAGAATTCCTCGGAAATTCCGTATGCTTCACACGACTGTCCCGTAAAAGATAGCGAAAAGAATGACTATCACGGTTTTGTTTCCGGATGGGGTAGAGGAAATGAGTTAGTTATTGATGGTGGGTGGGAAGAACATATCGGTTACGAAAAGGAAAAATCGCTTATGATGTCGTTACAGCAAACACAGCCGTCATTATTGCAAATTGTTGAGGATAAAGCAAACGGGGCGGCGTTATTACAGGATTTGCGGAACGATGTACCCGGAATGATAGCGTTTAACCCAGGTACGAACAGTAAGCGGCAAAGGTTGGAATTGGCGTCAGTATATATGCAAAGCGGAGCGGTAAGGTTTGTTAAAAACGATAAAACCCAAAAACTCATAAATAGGCTACTTGAATACCCGTTTGTGGACCACGACGATATGCTTGACGCGTGTTCACAGCTTATTTTATATCATTTTACACAGCGTAAAAACGGCGTTTATACAAATTGTTTCACGTATCAGAACATTGTAGTTAACAATGATGAATATGATTCGCGCAATATGGTGTATGGAGTAACTATGTCCGGAGACTTAATAAAGATATTGGAAATGAATCTCGGGCAAGAAACTTATACGGTAACGCGGGAATGGTTAGTACGAGGAGCTGAGAAGTTTACCGATTTTTATAAAAGTACGTTTAAGCAGTTGCAGATATTGATTGACTGCAGTTATAAAAATACGTTGTCAACGCTTATAAACGATTATGAAATACCGTTTACAAAGTTTACTGATGATGACAGGGACAAGAGCGTGCATTCACTAAAAGTAGCGTTTTATAAAAAGAAAATTCTTGTAAAAAGCACGTGTTCACAAACCATAAATGATATTACGAAATTAAGATTTAGCGATAACTCGATAGAGCAGGGCAGACAAGTCGTTGATACCTATGATGAAGGACTCGCGGTGTGTGTGCGTGGAATTGCAACGTATTATCACGGAAATGATTCGGTGTGGTAACATACTTTATTTAATTTTAGATATAATGTAGTGTACGAGCAATGCGAAACAATTTATAAAAATTTTCATAAATTTAAGAAAATTGATTGACATTGTAACGTATATATGTTATAATCATAATGTAGTTGGAAGGTGCTACGAGAAAAAATACGAAAAGCCTTCGAGGAGTATTAAAATGGGTGTGTTGCAATTCGACAGAAGGAAAACTTATTTCGACGGTTGTGGTGAAAAGCTGGATAACAATGCGATGACGTCCAGAGATGTTATGCGGCTTGCGGGTTTGGATTACACCGTTGAAAAACAGCAGTTGTATCTTGCGGACGGCAATCCTGCTCCGAAATGTTTTGCGACTGTGCGCACGGACACTAACGAGGTGATTGGTGCGGTCGGCGAAAAGTACCAGGTGTTGCAGAATTACGAGGCGTTTGATTTTCTGGACAGTTTGTACGATGAAGGCGCGGTGTTTACGAACGCTGGGCAGGTAGGCGGAAAAGTGTTTGTGGTTGCGGAAACGGAACCTATGAAAATTTGCGGTGATGAATTTAAGCCGTATATTCTGTTTAATAACAGTTTTGACGGAAGTACGGGGATTTCGGCGATGTTCACTCCGATAAGAGTGTTCTGTTCCAACTGTTTTGTGCAAGCAACGAGAGCGGCAGACCATAAAATTCGTATTCGGCACAGCACGAACGCGAAAGAAAAACTGTACATTGCCCGCGATGTGCTTTTGGAAAACACGAAATATTTGGAATACCTTAAAGAACGTAGTGAGCGGCTTGCTTGCATAAAGGTAAGCAGGGATGAGTTTATTGACACGGTTAAAACGGTTGTTGCGCCGAAAGAGGGTAAGGAAACGGAACTCAGGCTGGAGCGCGCGGAAGATGCGCTGATGAACATTTTGAAGTGCTACAATCAGGACGACCTGCAGAACTTCAACGACACGGCGTGGAAGGCTATTATGGCGGTGGCTGATTACGATAGCCACAAGGAGCCTGGTCGCGATACGAACAACGAGTTCTACGCGATGAGCAGAGTTATGCGCGGTATGTTGTTGCTGAATATGTTTACGGCTGAACTTGGCAAGCGTATCGGAATGAAATTGTATTAAGGAACAGTGATGCGCGGGGAAATAACTTCCCTGCGCATTTGTTTATAATGTTATTAAAAGGAGAATTTAATGATGACGAACAAAGAGCGGCAAGAACAGCTTGACAAGGCGCGGTGGATAAAATCGGAACACGCTATGCACGATTGCGGAGGGCAATTTGAATACTGCGAACAGTGTGAACAGCGTAGCACGCCAATTTCAAATACTCATTACGTTGGTGATTATCATTGTAATATGAGTTATGATAACCGCCAAAAAACGTGTGCCTGCGCAAAAGCATACAATAAACACTATAAAAACAAATAACGGAGCAAAACAATGAAGGTCTTAAAGGGTATTGCGTATTGGTTGCTGTCTTGTACGTGGGGCATAATAATGACGGTTATAGGCTTTATAACTGCGTTGGTAATGCTGTGTATAGGCAAAAAACCGCATAAAAACGGGTACGGAATGTATTTTGTATTAAAGAATAATATGGGAAGTATAGCCCTTGGACCTGTTGCGGTAGTGTCGAGCGAAGATGACCACACATTGTGCCACGAATACGGACACTCCTGGCAAAACGCGTTCTTAGGACCCTTCTTTATTATATTGTGCGCGTTTCCGAGTTTGTTAAGATGTTTGCTTGTAAATTTGTGGGAAAACGTAAATAAGGTATATGCGTATTTATTGATGTTTGGCGTGTTTTCGTGTTTGTTTTTGCTTGTGTCTATTGCGCTTTGCGTTGCATATGAATATGTTATATACATCGTTCTTATTTGCATAAGCGGGTATTGCGTTGCGTTATCGTTGTTTTTATGCGGTCAAAGAAAACTGTTTACAGTTGATGGTATAATTTATGACGCTTTTTGGGTTGAGGGTTGGGCAACGAAAATCGGCATAAAGTATAAACACGCATAGAGGAAAACATATGGAAACGTTGTGTTGGAGTTGTGTGAGAAGTATTGGTAAATGCCCGTGGTCGCGCGATTTAACTCCCGTTCCGGGTTGGAAAGCAAAAACGCGTGAAATAACGCTTAAAAACGGAGAAAAGTCCGTTTCGTATTTCGTTATTAAGTGTCCGCTTTTCACGGCTGATAGAAAGTCTGGCGCCGTTGTACGAAAAACTACGATACGAGAATTGGCAAAAATTTGTGATGTAAGTCTTTCGACGGTTTCTAAATGGTCTGACGAACGTTTAACGGAGAAAATACGTTCCGCTGGCATTAAAGCTGACGTGTACACACAGCGTTTGGAAGGAGATGTTTGTAAATCTTATTTTATAAAAATCTATCCTTAATTTTAGTTGACATTGTAACGTATATATGTTATACTCATAGTGCAGTAAGAAACTGCGCGGAGGTGTTAAATGTTTATATGTAACAAGTGTGGCAGATTGTACAGCGAATATCCCGTAAACGGTTGTTGTTCGGATTACGATATTTCAAACGCGAAGAAGTGTAAAAATTGTGGTGACTACGAGTCTGAAAATAAAGTGTATGATGGTGTGTGTATGTCGTGTATTGAGGAATGGGTACAGGAACACAACGAAGATATACATGATGTTGATTTATACGACGTTGCAAACGGTATTTTAAGATAAAATATACAGGACAAAACAAGAGAGTTTTGGAACGTTTGTATCTTGTTATTGTAGCCACGTTATCTCAGCATTTTTTCATACCTTGCCAAAACGTTCCTTTACATATACCAATGGCAAGAAAATATAAGATAAAATAAATTGAAAGCGAAATTTCGCAAAGGAGAATGTTTATGTCAGCGGCGGCAAAAAAGGCGATAAACGTAAAATCGGTACAGGGTTTTGTAAACGACTTTGCAAAGCTGTATAATTTGGAGCTTACAACGCAAAAAAGCGTGCAGGATAAGCGCGAAATTGAAAAACAGCTTATAGAGCAGACTATATCGGAACTTAACAAGTACGAGTATAAAGACTAATAGTATCAGGCCCGTAGCGCAATGGTTAGCGCAATCGGCTCATAACCGATAGGTTCTCAGTTCGAGTCTGAGCGGGCCTACCAATCGGGGCTGTTTTTGGATTTGATTGGTTAAGGAGTTTAACAAATTCACACGTAATGTACCACGACACGGGCAACTTAAATTAAACGCGAATATTAAATCTAATCGTCCCGTTGCGCTTGCGGCGTAAATACCGCGGCAGGGATACCAAAACAAAGAGTGCCGAGACAACTTTTGAGGTTTAGGAAATCGGATATGTTTTGCAGTTAACAGAAAAATAACTGTGTTCAGGGTACCTCCCCCATAAATGAAAATTTTGTTGATTGTGATATAAACGTTTGTTACGCGAATTAGTCAAGACACGGGTTCGAGTCCCGTCAGCTCCACCAATGCTCTGGTAGCTCAGTAGGAAGAGCAGTTGCCTTGTAATCAACAGGTCGCAGGTTCAAATCCTGTCCGGAGCTCCATATATGCCCGAAGACGGTAGTGACGGTCCGAGAGTAGCTAACTCGGATGAGCAGTGCAAATCTGATGCAGGGCGCCATGCCCGCTCCCGTAAAAATGGCCAGTGAAGAACATTCTGGGCGGGGGAATGAAAGCCTGACACCCTGGCAGTCAGTGAGGTACGAGAACGTCCCGTTATATATCGCCGAAATCAGTATTCGTTAAATAAGATACGGCTCCTTTCGTTTTCAGCTCCGTGCGGTTGTGCGGGGCTGTTTTACTAACATATACATATTACATCGTGGTGCAGATATAATAAAATAAAAAGGAGTTTATTTATGCAGAAATTTTTACGCGGGCAAATTTGGGGTTATAACGACCCGTACGCAAAAGCAGGAGTTAGCATTACAACGAGTGTGCAAAAAGGAAACAGGCCTGTTGTTATTGTTGGAAACGATGTCGGAAACAAACATGGTACAACGGTGAATGTTGTGCCTTGTACATCGCAAGATAAAGTAGATATGCCGACACATTACACATTTACGATGAACGGAATAAAAAATACCGTAATGTGTGAGCAGATAACTACGGTTGATATGGACAGACTTTATCCGTATTATGGTACGTTAAGTTCCGATGAAATGCGCAATTTGGATAAATGCTTGTTTGAAAGTTTATTTTTCGGTGTTGCCCCGTCGGTTGTTGTAAAAAGTACGGTTGCGGACAATAATGCGCATAACACCGAAACAAAAAATGAGCAGAAAGTTTATAATGCGGTTAAAAAGAAAAAACGGTGGACAGTAAGAACAGCTGAACTGCGTAATACGATTATGAAAGAATACTTTGCGGCAAATACTTATGCTGAAAGGATAAAAATTGCAAATAAATACGGTTTTACAAATACGCGTATGTTATCGCAGTATATAAACAGATGGAAAAATAAAGAAAAAGCGATGTAAATTTACGCAAGTAACCGTGAAGGAGACAATATTGGTAATAGCGAAATTCATACGTGACGGAAAAATAAAATATTTTGTGTATGACGAATTGTCGATATCACATAACGAGGCTACGGAGATAATCCAAAAACATCGTCAAACTGAAAACGGGTTTGAACTTACTGAACAGCAGTTCAAACTGTTTTTGCGAGCGGTTGAGGAGTTTTCTTCTGAAACTACGGCGGAGCGTACGGATAAATATTTATCGTAGAGGAATTACTTATGCAAGAAAGCACAAAACAACTTAACAGAAAACAGCTTGACGCAGAGTTTTCAGAAATGTTAAGTAAATGCGAATTATTAAATTCAACAAGTAAAAGCGAAAACATTGAAATTGCGGCGCAGTGTGTGCAACAGTATTTGGAGGAAATGTTTTCTTACATAAACAGCAGAGTACATATAACTGCGTGGCAAAAAAATGAAATATTCAAAAGTTTGTTTATGAAAATGTGTTGTCCTGAAACAATAACTGACAAACGTATAGTAAATTATGACTTTATATTGACCGCGGCGTGGAAACAAATGGTATTCGGAATACCTAACACAACGTGGGTAAAGGTTGTAGCTTATGCGCAGGAAAAGTTACCTAAATTATCAAAACACGGTGATAAAGAATTTTACAACCATGTAAAACGAATTGCAAAAGGAAAAGTGCCAAAAGGAATTTTACTTATATGAAATTTATAACAAACACAGATTATAAAATAGCGAAAGCGTTTATGAATTACGTATATAATGCGTATTTTGCGGAAAGAATACCGCCGTATACGCAAACAAGTAATGATGTTTGGGGAGCCGAGGTTATAAGAGTTATACACCGTGACGGCGAGTATAAACAAGAACCCGCTCAACGGCTGGAAACGTGGAAAATTCCGTTCAAACTTATGTATATAGAACAACATATGGAACAAGCGGCGGAACGGCTGTGCGCCGATATTTTGCGGTTTGAGCAGGACAAAATAAAGCAGTTCAAACGTAGGTACGGTGAGGATAAAGTCCCTGTGTGCTATCAGCTTTCGGACTGGTCGTTGTTGTGTAACGGCGATATGCCGTATATATCAGATTTTACACACGAATTGATTTATGTAAAATACGCAAAATTATTGCCGAAGTTAAAGGAGGAAATATGAGAGTTTACGTAATAGACGAACGCACAAACAAAGCGCGCAAAATGTATTTGTGTTCAAATTGTGGTTGTGAAATACGCAAGGGTGAAAAATATATGCGTACATACAGCAAGGCTGAAAACGCTGACGCGAGGTACCACAGATTCTGCAAAAACTGTATCGATTTATTTAATAAAAAATATACATCGAAATGAGAAGATATTTTCCGAAACAGCAAAAATACAGCGCGCAAAAAGTCACGGTTGACGGCATAACGTTCGATAGTAAGCGCGAGGCGGCGCGTTATTGTGAACTTAAACTTTTGGAGCGAGCGGGAAAAATAACCAATTTACGGCTACAACAGCCGTTTGAATTAGTCCCCGTACAACGCGAAGAAGACATTGTGCTTAAAAGCGGAAAGATAAAACCCGGAAAAATAATTGAACGCGCGGTAACATATGTTGCGGATTTCGTTTATGTTGAAAACGGAAATTTAGTTGTTGAAGATACAAAAGGAATGCGCACAAAAGAATATATTATCAAAAGAAAACTTATGCTTTATAGGCTTGGAATAAGAATACGGGAGATTTAACCAATGTTACACAAACTTAAAATTCAAAAAGCCTTTGCGGACGCTAAAATAAACGGTGATAAACTGTTTGAAATTAGAAATAACTATGACAAAGGTTTTCAAAAAGGCGATTTTGTTCAGTATAGTGTAGTTGATGAATGTAATTTATATGTTCCGCACGAAATAAATAAACGTATATATGAAATAACATATGTAACGAATTATGAGCAAAAAGAGCATTATGTTGTGTATGGAGAGCGGGAGTGTAAAAACACTGCAAAATAATGGCGATATCAAACGGTACGCCGTTTTATGTTTAAATAGATATAAATTATTGAAAGTAAACGTGAATTTTAGTTGACATTATAACGTATATATGTTATAATCATAATGTGAGCGGGTAATAACAAAATAACCTGCGGCGGAGGTAATGGAAATGAAAAAATTAACGTACACAAAAGCAGAATTGCAAAAAGAAGCAAAAACGTTTTCATTGTATTACGGCAGGCCTGAACTTATGTCTGAGGGTGTACGCAAACGCTTTGAATCGTTTTGCAAAAAGTGCGAAATATATGACAAAGAAACAGGAAATTCTGTTGTGAGGTAAGGTATAAATGGATACCGAAGAACTGAAAAAGAAGATTTGTAACATTATCGCGCCGTATGTATCGGCATATGGAGATGATGAGCGTATCGCCGACGCGCTTATCGCGGCTGGCATTGGAGATGTGGCAGAATTACAGAAAGAGTGCAACAGTAAAGAAATGGAACACCAGAGTGGAGGTGAAATAATTATGTTGCCATTTGGTATTGATTTGGATTTGTATAATGTTGTAAGAGATTGGTGTATTCAATGCAACGCTATCGTGTCTATTAAAGTTAAGGATAAGACAATTGAAATCTATACTGACAAACCAGGTCAAATGATTGGACTAAAAGGTTCTTTAATCAGTAAATATGAATATGCTCTTCGTCAGTATAGGAGATGGAAAGATTACAATTTTGCAATATATGAAATCACTATGACTATTACTCCAGATTCACCAGAGATTTCCCAAGAAGAATATGACAAAGAGTGGGAAGAGTATATCAAGTTTAGATTTAGTGGATATGATGAATAACTTTGTAATTCAATTAAGTATTACATGGAAAGAGATTAAAAAGAACTCGCGAAGGAAAGGAAAGATGAGACAACAGATAATACCAACTGATGAACAAAACATCTGTTTGAAATGTGCTCATAGTTTTTACAGCAAAGGCAATAAGATTAAACCCGACGGGTATGATTATTTTTACACTATGTGTGGGTGTTTGCTTTGCGTAAGAGGAAAAAACGTCGGTCACAGAAGGACTTGCAATAGGTTTCTTGAAAATAAAAATATTGTGAATGAGGCACGCGAGGAGGAAAGATGACTAACGAAGAAATGATTGAAAATTTGAGATGTGTATTAGCAGACGTTTCAGAACAATGTGAACAACTCAAATCCGAAAACGCCGCCCTGCGCAAAAAGGCGTCTGGTGCCGAAAGGGCGTTTTCAAAACTTGTACACGAGATGTATGAAAACGACATAAGACCTATGTGCGATGAAAAGTTCTTTATGGAATCACGCCTAAAAGACGCCGAAAAAGAACTCACGGAGGAAGAAAAATGACTGAACAAATGATAGAGCGTTGCCTTGAACGGCTTGCAACTTGCAAAACAACGGACGTAATGAACTTTGATTACGCGGGAACCCTTGCGTATATATACCGACTCAAAGCCGAAAACACTGACCTTAGTAAGCGTATATGTGTTTTAAAGCATGCTTTGGACGTATGTGAGGATTTGTATGTAATGGCAATTAACGGTAAAGCCTTTGAAGGACTTTCATTAAAAGTGATTATGAGCGGTTTATCTTTGCACGATTTCTTAATGCGATGGGCTGAAGAATCTATACAGCAAATTGAAAAAGATTTTGCGGAGGAAAAGAAAGATGAATAAAGTTTTGAAACTTCAACGCGTTGGGCTTATTACACCAACGGTTGTGGAATACGAGGGAAAAATACTTGCAACAAATCATTTGGATATAGAAAGTCTTTGTAATCTTTGGAGGGTGCATTTTGGTTTTTATACAACGGAAAAAGTTGACCTTGCGATGACAAAAAAGCAATTTTCGTCAATTCAACAAAAAACATTATCATCGGTAAAAAGTGTTTATGAATTATTTTATGAACGCAATTTTATTCCGAGAGAGTTTGAAGCCAATGAAGAACATACTGAATGGGGTATGTATCGGAATAAAGAACTTGAAAAATTAGAAGCCGAAAACGCCGCCCTGCGCGAGAGGCTGGAGGAGGCGGTGGGTGGATGGATTAGCATAGAAGAACGGTTGCCTGAAACAGACAATAAAAAAAACACACGATTTTGATGTTCTTGTATATGTTCCCAAACGAGATGGTTGCAGGCAACATGGAGTTTATCTTGGGAAATTATCACACGTTAACGCAGATGACGGAACAGGAAATTTTTGGAGAATAAAAACGGAAGCATGTGAATGGACTGTGTGGGGGTGGAGTTATTTTGAACATCCTGTTGTTACGCATTGGAAACCGCTTCCGCCGTTACCTATTCAAGCCGAAGCCCGCCTCGCGGAACTGAAAGGGGAGAAGAAATGAAACCTGAGCTTGGGCAAAAAGTGTATGTAAAATACGGGACAGATATTTACGAAGAAACTGTGATGGCGATAGGAAAAGATTTCTTTTTCTCGTCGGATTATTCGGAAGTAAATATCTTTGACAGCTGGAAACATTATTTCAAGGACTACGGCAAAACGTGGGCGTTTACGTTCAAGGAAATGAAAGAATTGTTCCCGTCGGGCGTTAAGAAAATCGAAAAAGGCTGGTGGGAGGAGAAGGAATAACCTTCGAAGAGTTACACGAAATACTTGATGATGAAAGCCGAAAACTTTCAAGGCAACAACTTTTACAAGTAATTTACGAGTTAAGACAAGATTGTTTTGATGAGATTTATAACAACGAAAATTTGACCAACTTGCAAGAGCGGTTTTATCTCGGAGAATCCAACGCGTTTCAAATATGTTTGGATTTGTTAGAACATTTAGAGGTATAATAAGTGAAAATAAATATATTTAACACGAATTGTTATGACTTTATGCGAACGATGGCTGACAATTCGGTTAATTTAATTTATACGGACCCGCCGTATGACGTGGGAATAATGAAACGTGGTAGCGGTGGTACAATAAATAATTTAGGTAAATTTGACGAATCTTTGGAAGTACTCAATAAAATAACTAACACGGGATATGATTTAAAGCGTTTTTGTGATGAAGCAATGCGCATAATGAAAGATATAAATATTTATGTGTGGTGCAATAAAAAGCAGATACCGGAGTATTTACATTATTTTGTTGAAGAGCAAAAAGCATTATTTGATATTTTAGTTTGGCACAAGACGAATTGCCTGCCCAATCTCGCGAATAAATATCTTACGGATTGTGAGTATTGTTTATACTTTCATTCAAAAGGAAAGTGTTATCCGAAATCTTATGAGGACGGTAAAACGGTATATATAAGCCCGATAAACAGGGAAAACAAGATATACGGTCATCCGACGATAAAACCGCTCCCGTTTGTTAGAAGTATGATTAGAAACAGTGCGCGTGAAGGAGATGTTGTGTTTGACCCTTTTATGGGAAGTGGTACTACGGGAGTAGCCTGCAAAGAGTTGAGTTTAGATTTTATCGGGTGTGAAATAAACCAAACATTTTTTAACGTCGCGCGAGATAGAATAAACGGCACAATAAAAAATAAAAAAGTATCGAAAAATATACTGCGTTAACAAGGAGATGTTTATGAACGTAATTACTACGGGGTGTGGGGAGTGCATATATTGTTTTAACGGCATGTGCAGTTATGGTGGCTGTTGTAGTGGTGTTGTGCATAAGTCAGTTACTACAAATAACAGTAATACCACGGTAATTGGCTTGCCGTTTAATGTTGGCGATAAGGTATGGCATTTTGAATATGAAGACGGAGTGCCTTACGAAGAAGTGTGTAGTGTGTTTATCGGCGGAAATAGTAGTTACGCGTTTTTATCACCCATAATTTGGGACACTGACCATGATATTGATGGTGTGAACGAGTTGTGTGCGTACGCGTTTAACGAATACGTGCGAGGAGATATAAATTCTGTGTTTGTCGTGCCATATTCGGAATGTTTTGCGGCACGTGAACTCGCGGTACAGTATTTATCTAAAATTAAAAAAGAGGTTTAATTTATGGGATACAGACATTATTTTCACAAGTGTAAGAAGTCAGACGTAGCGGCGATACGCGACAAAACTTTGGAAGAGTTGGAAGTTTATGCAAAAGAACACAACACTGAATTATACGTTTTTAGCGATAAATTCCTTCCCAAAGAAAAAGTTTTTTGTTTTGGTAAGTTGTATTACGAAGATACGGCTGAACGCATTTATGGAACAGGAACACCGATGTTTTCGCGCCCTGAGGTTATGGAAGAATTTAAGGATTATATTCCTTATGAGGTAGGGAAAGCGGGTGTGTTAAAAGCCATCGAAATATACAAAGAAAAAATCAAAGCCTATTACGAACAGCTTACCGTTGACGGAGCAACCCAGATTTTACCGTTCGGGATAGAACTCCCGTTGCCTAACGTAACAAGTGAACAAAAAATCAAAGAACACATCGAAGAGAAGTTGAACGAGATAAACAGAATCGTAGACACCGACATAAATAGAAAAGATGTACTCACTCGGTCTTGGGAATATGAATATTCAATTTTTAATCTTGTGTATATACTAAAAACTACGGATTGGGAAAACGAAACAATTATATTTTTAGGGTGGTAATATGAAATACACAGAAAAAGAGTTGTTGGACAGTTTACAACTTGACGGAACGAATAAGTTAAAACAGCAAATACTTAAAAATCCGGAATTACCTATACTGTTGTTTGTCGCGGAGGATGCTAACCCGGGTGAATACAGTTATAGCACAGTTTCCGGAATTGCCTGTTATCCCGCGGAAGTTACGATGTACGACGATTGTTGGTGGGAGAAATCAAATTTTGCAGATAAACTATATGAGGATTTATCGGATTCTGAAGAGTATGAACATTTAAGCGACGAAGAATATAAAAAAGAAATAGATAAATTAGTTGAAACCTACGCATTTATAAAAGTGCTAATGGTAAGAGCGGGTTAACGAGATATAATATTATGTGGTGAACAATATGACATACAGAGAATATATACAATCACTGCCTGACGAAGAGTTTGCAAAATATATAAGTAAACGGGATTACAGAAAAAACGGTTCGGCATTTAATAAACCTTGTATTTGCGATTATAAACACGAATACACGAAACGATGTGAAGATATGAATTACAGGTGTGACCAGTGTATGCTTGATTTTCTGCGTTCCGAAGTTGTTGACATTGTTGAAAAATAATTTTAGAAAAGTTTGAAAAATCGTTGACATTTTAACGTATATATGTTATACTCATAATGTAGGCGGTAAGTGCCGCGAAATAAAAATGCGAGGTAACGAAAATGAAACGGTTCAAAATGGACAACGAGTTGGCGAAAGAGCTTGCCAAAAAGTTCGGCGGTAAGTATGAGGGTGCGGAGACAGCGAGGTTCGACGGTAAATATACAGAGGCTGAGCTTGCGAGAAAGTTGGGTTTTCCCGTTAAAATAACCATCGGCGGTAGCGGCGGGCAGTATTTTTTAACCGAGGACAGAAACAAGCGTATTGACATTACGATAATACACGGTATGGACATTGCGGTGATACACGCGATGAGCCGTTAAAATGAAACGCTGTGCTATCGGCGATACGGGCAACAACTTTTAATGAGGTAACGAAAATGAAAAAGTTTTGGGTGTGGGAAATTTACATCGACGGGAATTATAAAGGGTGTTGCCCCTACAATGACAAGGATTTTGCGGAAAGAATAATTCGCGGGCACGAACACGCAAGTTTGCAGTTAAGCGTTAGATACGAATAAACAGGAGGAAATAATATGAACGCAGTATGTGAAAATTGTAAATATTATGCGGAAACGCACGGCGAGAAACGCGGAACAGGTGTAATCGGTTACACGGTGGGTGATTTTGTATATCGCGTTAACGAGGAAGGTATCGTACAGGAATATGAAATAACCAAAATAGAGAAAACACTTCCCGAGAATGAAATCGTCGTAACGGTAACCTGTAAGAACAAAGACACAAAACAGTTTACGTCTTTCGTGTTTTTGGCGAAGGAATTTGAACAGGAGTTTTATTTCACGCTCGGAGACGCGGTTGATGAAGTACGGGAGATTGAAAACTCCGTACCTGATGACGTAGAATAATTTACGTCGCACGCAGAAAAATGAGTGTGTGATTACCTGTTTACGTTCCTAAAACGCCATAAAATAAATTATATAAGTTATTTGGTAAAATACGTGAATTTAGTACGTGAATTTAGATTGACATTATAACTTATATGTATTATACTACATAATGTAGGTGAAAAAGAAGTTAAAAGAAAATTAGTTGTTAAAAATAAAATTATCGGAGGAGAATAATGGAAACGAGAAAGAAAGTGTGTTATGACGGATTTAAGGACGTAAATTTCGGGGAATATGATGAAAAAACGAACGAAACGTTGGTAAACGTAAGCAATTTGATAAATTTAACAAAAGACGAAATACGCGACAGAACGGAAGTGGCGGTAAAAGAGTTTGTAAAAGAAATTGGCAACGCGTGTTATATGCACTTAATGTACACCGCCACTATGGTAAACCACAAAAAGGACGAAATGTTTACAGACGTAGCGAAAGAGGAACCTGACCTGCAAACGCGCGTTCAAATGCGGATTACGGAAGATGAGTTGTTCACGCGCATTATGCAGTGCGTATTGCTTGGCATAGAGGACTTCAGACCGTTTCCGGACATGAACGGCGATGACACAGGCGAATACGATTGCCCGCCAGAAGCCGTGGTAGCGTTCAGGCGGAGAGTTGCAAACCGTTTCGACAGTTTACTCGCGCGTGCCTGTTTTGAAGCGGTAGAGATGTATTCTCAGCTTGAAAATTTGATTACGAAATTAACGCAACAGTTAAGCGAGTCAGAAGAAACGGAATATATAAGAAAAATAAACGAACAACAGGGCGCGGTATTAAAAGCGGTAGTTAAGTATTTAAGAAAGCTAACGGAAATACAGTGTGCGCAAACGATACAGAAAGCGGATGACGCGGTAAAGCTGGAAAGAAAGTAATGCGAACGAAATTTCCGGAGAAAGTTAAAAGCGGTTTACGAAAGCATGACACAAAAGAACGCTACGAAAGAACGGTTACATAAAACAGCAAGGAGAAAGTCAAATGGCGACAAAGCAAGTAGAAGCAAACAAGAGGTATATAAAAAAGTTGCGGGAAAGCGGGAATTACAAGGTAAAGCAAGTATGTTTAGCCCTCCACACGGAAATAGACAAAGACGTAATAGAGCGGTTAAGCGAAGTACCCAGCAAGAACGGGTATATAAAGCGGTTAATCAGGGAGGATATGGAAGTAAACCCGAACGAAGTAAACCCGAACAAAGAGATTAAAAACGCCGCGGAAACAAAAGACCCGAAAAACTCGGCGGAAATCACGCAGGAAGATGATTTATTAATAATACACGCATAACAAAACCTGCGTATAACAAAAAACCGCGGGAAACACGGGGAGTAGAGGACATCATACACCACACACAATTATCATACCACCACTAACAAATATAACAAGCACACACACTATTTTTCCATTATTTCCTAAAAAGCCCGTTCGGAATTATCCGAGCGGGTTTCCCCTGGTATAATGTTTGCCACACCTCTTCTAATACACCCCCATCCCGCCACCCACCTCCGTCCCGCCATTACCGTTACATACCTATAGACACACGCATAACTCACAGTAAAATACAGGTGAAAAATATATTATAACAACGTTATAATATATGAAAATGAGTGTAAAACGGTGTTTTTCGTAACTTCCGATATTTGGATATAACCAGGTACGGGTATATGTACGGGCAGGTGTACGGATATATGGTAACGCACGCGTACGCGCGTATATATGCGTACGCACACGTGTACACGCACGCACCCGCGCACAGGACAGATATAATATAATAGTGTCCCGCGCGTAGGCACTTAATAATATATGTTCTTTCCCGCGCATTGGTTCCCGTGCGTGGTCTTAATAATATATGTTCTGTCTATGTTATACATCGTGTCACTGTTATATAGTGGGTCACTGTTATACAGGGTGTTTACAATATATTATCTGTCCCGTGCGTACCCGCGAGTGTGTACGGGTGTGTGTGCGCATTTATATAAATGAAATATTTTAGAAAAGTTTTGAAATTTAGTTGACATTGTAACGTATATATGTTATACTGATAATGTGGTAAGGAAGACCACGAAAAGAGAGGTAACGAAGATGACGAAGGAAATTTACAACAGGATGAGTGAGTTGGAAAGCATTATGGAAAACGCCGCAAATTTCGAGGAATACAACGCGGCATACCAGGAATGGCTTAAAATGGATGAACAACAGCACCTGGAATACGCGGCGAGAAATGAATCGGCGTTTAGAGAATTTTGCGAAAAGCACGTAAACGGTAAGGCGCGGGAAGACATACCCGCAGAAGTGTGGGAACAGTATTCGGATTGGCACAAAGACCTGTACGGTTACAGACCGCAGAAATAACGTCAGTGGAGGAACGAAAATGATCACATATGCAATCGGTAAGAAAATCGGCACTGTGGATGAATTTCGTAAATTTATGGAAGACAACGATTATTACGCGCTCATTTACCTGCATAACACGCACAATGACAGTTGCATGAGAACGGTAGTGAATTTTCGTAACGGTGAACTCGGCAATGGTTTGGAAACTTATTTTGTAAGTTATGCCGTTGCTGGGTATGAGCTGTTCACTTGCATAACATCTGTTACGGAATATCCGGAGAGGGTAAAACAGGAACTTAAACGGTTTGCAACGGATTGGGCAAAAGTGTATAAGAGTTGTGGCGTTGTGGAAAAGCACGTAGAGGAACAACTGTTATTGGAGTTAAAAGATAGTTTGAAAAATGCGGGTTTTGAAATAACCGCCGTGAAATAAGTATAATATTTGTAGCGGATATTTTTAATGCAATCCCGTAAAAACGGTTGACAAAATAACGCATATATGTTATAATTTATAATGTTGCGGACAGGAGGTAGAGAACAATGAAAGTAATTGGCAAAACGATTATAGGTGACGTGTCGCCTTACAAAGTGTATCATTTCGATACCGTGAAACAAATACCGAGCGGGTACGTGGTGTGGAACATCGGGCCCGACGTTATTCCGGGTTATCTGCCGTTGGCAAAAATGAAAAACGCGACGGAAGTTGACGTTGATACGCTTAAAGCAGTAAAAACCGACAAGGCGCCTATTATACTCGCGCTTTCCGTGCGTGGTTATGGTACGCCGAAGAAGTTGGACAGACTCATTGCAAAATCGGAAGGGGCGACGGCGGAGCGCGCGAAACAAGCGCGGGATGAGTTAATTCGGCTTGGTATGCGCTGAACATATTTATAAAACAATAATCGAGCGTGCGTAAATGCACGCTTGTTTTATTTCGGTCAAGGTTAAGTGTATAATATAATTGAACACAAATCGTAACAGGAGGGTCATCACGATGTCCAAAATAATTATAAAAGACAACAAGAACACTAAGCCCCGCAATTTTATTTTTGCGGTTGCCGACAAGCGTACCACGAAAGTAAGGAAATTTATAGTTAACGCTAAAGACGCGCTTTCCGCGAAAGCAAAACTCTCGGATAAATTGGAAGATAAGCAGTTCTTATATATTAAGCGCGTTACGGACGAGAACGGTTCTGAATACATCGGCAAACAGTTAATAAAATTTGGCGATGAGGAAACCTCGACGGAAGAAGTCATAAAAAACGTTGAAGAACAGAAAGTAGCCGATGATGACACGTTGTTTGATGACCCGGAATCTCCGAAAAACATACACGATGACAACAGACCTGCGGTAGCCGCAACAACAAACGTAGTTGAACAGGACGATGAGTTTATAAACACGTTACAGATGTTGCGTGACGGCATTACTTCCGAAATCGGAGCTATTCAGCTGTATGAAACGATTGTGGGAAAACTTTCCGAATATTATGACATCACGGCGGAAAAGCGTTATAAGGACGCTGAAAACGCAGTGCGTGATATAATGGACGAAGAAAAGAAACACATCGGTGAGTTCCAGCAAATTCTCGCAAACCTCGATATTAAGGAAGAAACGCTTAACGAAGAAGGTAAGGAAGAAGTGGACAAAGAGTCTGAAAGTGTTTCGGATTCGGAAACAAACGTTGAAATTGCGAATATGTTGAGGAAGTAAGATGTTAAACACGTATATACTCACCTATAAAGGAAAGCGGTACAGTGTCCGGGCAAATTCGTATGAAAACGCGTTAAAAGCGTTAATGCGCATTGTCGAACCTAACACACGTGTTAAACCCGTACAGGACGCGGGTGAGCGCGTTTCTCCTATGATATACAAGAAACTGCGTGAATACGGTTACAACGAAAACGATTGGAAGGATTGGTCTGCGGACCAGAAACGGGAAGTTGTAGCACGTCATACAGCTAACCAAAACAAAACAACTCCGAAAGAAGAAAAACCCGCCGCCACGGCAGGTACCACGCAAGAAGCGGAGAGTAAAGGACAGCAGAAGACAAGCACACATAAACAAGAAAAAACGGCTGGTAATGCAGAAACAGCGGCTCAGGCAACAACGTTTGAAAGCAACAAAGAGTTTGATGACAGTGTGCGTGAGTACAACGATAAATTAAAACAAAAATTCGGTAAGTTTTTGGAAGGAAAAGAAATACCCGAACCAAAACAAGAACTTGCGATACCGCAGGGCAAGGCATTGTGGCAACTTATAAAAATGGGTGCGCCTGTAACGTATGAGGACGTACACAATCACCCCGCGATTAAACGCGCAAAGAAAAATTTAAGCGAAAAACTTGGCGCGATAAATGTTAACGGTATCGGTGAAAACGAAACAATAAACGATAATTCCGAAGAGCGCGAAAAACTCAGGCAGGAAACGGCGGAAAAAATTCTGTCCAGAGGGAGTATTCGCACATACAAGGATGAAGCGGGTAAAAAACACACCGTATTTGACGGACCCGTAAACCGTGATTACCGTGCAGAAATCGTTATTGGTCCTCCCGCGGCTGGGAAATCCAGCGTTATCGTTGACAGAGTGTCTAAAAACACGGGCTCCGTTATTTTGGATAGTGACGAAGTCAAAAAGTTATTGCCCGAATTTGACGACGGCAACGGAGCGGGAATTGTGCATAAAGAAAGCGCGGATGATATTTTGGAAAAGCGCATTATACCCGAATTTTATAAAGGCGGAAGTAAAGAAGGCACAAACCTGGTAATACCGATTGTTGGCAAAAAACCGCGTGCCGCATTGCAGTATCTTAAGAACTTAAAAGACGCGGGTTATAAAGTGCATTTGTCGTTTAATGAAGTTACTCCGGACGAAAGTATACGTAGGTCCACAACAAGGTTCTTTGAAGAAGGACGGTTTTTGGACCCGGATTATATAGAGTCCGTAGGAGAATCCCCCGCAAAAACGTACGATACGTTAAAAGAAAGCGCACCTTTTGACTCCTTTACGAGATATAATAATATGGTATCGTTTGGTGAACCCGCTAAAAAAGTAGAGCGTGTTGACGGTAGTGGTAACGAAATACCCTGGGAGGATTGGCAGTAATGGAAAAGGAAAAAATTATTGAGTTTCTGAGAAACAGCGGCATGTACCCGAAATTTAATACCGACGAAGATTTTGAGCGGTATATCGGCGTATTGGAAGAATCGGAGGATTTGGATACGCTTATCGGCTGGATTGAAAACGATAACGCTCCAGAAAATTTCCCCGCGGTTCTCAATATGTTAATGGAAACGAAATAAAATGAAAAACAGTATCAAGACCGCACAGTTAATTTGTAAATGCGCGCACGCGGGGCAAAAAGATCTCGCAGGGGAGGCTTATTGGAAACACCCGTACGAGGTGGCGCATTTAGTAAGCGGCAAAAAGGCAAAAATAGTAGCATATCTGCACGATGTTTTGGAAGACACCGATGTTGGTTATGATATTTTAGGAAGATATTTTACACAGGATATTTTAGACGCGTTGCGCGCTATTACGCACGATAAATCCGTTCCGTATATGCCTGATTATATGAACGTCGTAAAGCGAAACAGTTTAGCGACACAGGTAAAAATAGCGGATATGGAGCATAACAGCAAGTTAAACAGGCTTCCGCACGTTACGGATAAAGACATTGAACGTGTTAAAAAATATTCGGATTGCATAAAATATCTAAAACAAAAATAAGGTAATTATTATGGGCACGGTAACATATATTGAAGGGATAAACAAATTTAAGAAGTGGTACTCGCATATAGATAAAGCCACGAATCCGGAATTTGAACTGTATCGAGAAACAATAAACGAAAAGGTGAAAAATTCGTTAAAAGACAAAGACGAAAACCAGGTACACAACTTTTTAAGCACACCCGAAGTAATATATGAAATCTGCAACGAGTACAAAAAACAAAGTGAATATTGGAATAAACTCGGCGGTGAAAGTTTTAGAAAAAGATTTGAGGAAGGAGGGCTTACGAGCGGTATCGCTCAATGCCTTATACTTGCTTATTAACTAATGCCGAAATTAAGTAAAACAAACTTAAAGAAACAGCGTAAAAAAGTAAAGACTTCCACCACCGCGGAAAACAAACTGCTGAAAACAATATTAAACCTGTTCAGCATAAAACTTCCGAACAAAGCAACTCCTTACGACGTAAGAAAAGCGATAAACAAATTACCTTACAGCAAAATAGACAAATACGTTTCAAAATACGCGGTGGATTTGTTTCGGGAAAACAGAAACGGATTCTTAAAGATTATAAACGCGCTTGCAACGAACAAAACGGCAAACGAGAAAAAACGGCTTGAATTGGACGCGGCAAACAGATCTATGATGGCTGACATTAAAATGTACAAGCCTTTAATGGAACAGTTTGAACGCAATGTAAAACTAATAAAAGACCTTCCTTTTGACGTAGCGGCAAAGCTGGAACAGGGTTACAAACAAGGCGTACAATTTCGCGGAACGGAAGTTGAAAAATATATTCGCGAAAAAATGGGTACGAGAGCAAAACTCATAATACGCACGGAAAGTTCAAAGTTAAACACCGCAATAACAGAAATAAGAAGTGCAAAGTTAGGCATACCCGCATATATATGGAGCACAAGCGAAGATAAGCGCGTAAGAGCAAGCCACAGAGTAATGGACGGAGTTTTAGTATTTTGGAATACCAAACTAACACTCGATAAAATGACGGGGCACGCGGGAGAATTTCCGAATTGCCGATGTCTCCCGATAGCGGTAGTTGATTTACAAGACTTAAAATTCCCGATTAAAGTTGCGGAAGGAAATCTAACGATAACAAGCAAATATATAAAAGGTACTCACGGGAAAGGATATAGCACGACAATACAAAGTGGAAGAATAGCGACGTACAGCAGACAAGATTTTTTAAGAGCATACGGGAATAAGTTTCATTAACATTATCCTCACCATTAAATTTTTTCATACGAGCGCGTTGTCAGCAATTGATAACGCGTTTCGTATTTATGCGTATAATATTAGTGAGCAAAGCAATAGGACATAGCCACCTCAACGATGTCCGCACTGCACAAATATATCTCCACGATAAACACCCGAAAGTTATGACATATAGCTTTTGGGTGTTTTCGGTTTTTGCGTATAATATTGTTAAAAGTAGCTTACGGAGAATCATAATGAAAGTTTTATCTTTGGCCTCGGTAAACATAACTATAAACAACTCCAACCGCGATGACGTAATTTCGTTTGGCGGTGGTGGTAAATTGCTCGGAAGTGTCGGTTATTCGTTTGCGGAAGAAATCTTTACGCAGGTAAGAAGTGCTGACGGCGGATATGCTTACGGGCATAACGCGTCCAAGGCGGGTACGGTAACAATAACAATAAACCAGGTAAGTGCCGTAGTTGACGTATTGGACGAATACATTTTGTGGTGCAGGGACAACCCGGAACTTGCGGCGGCGGGCATTACGATTAAGGATTCTTCGGGAGTGTTGCATATGGAGGCGAAAGACTGCTTGCCCAACACATTTCCCGAAAAAGTTATGGGCGCAACGCCTGGTGAAAGAACATATACGTTCCTGTGCGGGGAAGTTCTGCCTAAGGAGTATATGACGGGAGGTAATGTATAATGGTTGACATTAGCAAGGTAGTTCTTGTAGATTTTAACGTAGAGCACGTTCAGGCGTCCATAGGTTCGTATAAAAACGTTTTGTACGTAACCACGGCAAGCGACAGCCACGCGACGGAGGCTCAAACTGTGTTTACGCAGTTGGGCGGGGACGCGGACAGAGTAAACGTTTTGGAACTCGCAAACTCTTCCGACGGTTCCGCTATTGCTACACAGATATTTAACGCTAAAAAAGCGGTGTCGGGTACGGCGGAAGATTTTATTTTTGTAGTAATAGACCCGCTCATCGCAAGTTTTCCGTATGCGGATATGCTTAACGCTATTTATACGGGAGAAACAAAGTTTATCGCGCCCAACCACGTTATTGTGTGTGTTGGCGTAGCGTGTGAGGACAGTTTCCCGCCCGATAACCTCACACAATTTGGTAATTATCCGATTGCGGTTAAACTGTATAACCAGACAGGCGGTAATGCGCAAGCGGTTATGGCTATCCCCGCGTATTACGCAAATATAAATCTTAATTATACTAATTCCGTAGCGGATTATTGTTATACGGATGAATCCGCGGCGTTCGGTACGGCGGATTATGTAACGATAGCGAGCGACAACTATGACGCGGCAACACAGGCAAATTGTAATTGGGTTGACAAAATTGCTAACCAAGTAGTAAATTTTGGCGGAAACCTTATGAATGGTACGTCTATTACGGCGCAATTTGGCGCGATAGCGGCTGAAAATGACGTTGTGTTCGCGGTGCTTAACGCAATGCTTAAAAAGCAGTACCTCACGAATGGCGGCTTAAACAACGTTGTAAGTTATATCCACAATGCGTTGAGCAGATACGTAACAAACGGATTTTTGCAACAGAATGCGAATTATGCGGGAGATACGTATGTTTCGGGATATAACGGGCAGTCCATAACGCTTATTAAAAACGGCGCACTTCTTCCCGTAGGATATTTTGTCGGTACGATAAATATGTCTTATCTCTCGGCGGAGGACAGAGCCGCGCACAGGTTTACGCCTATTTATGTGTTTATGCAAACGCAGGCGGGCGCGAGAGTTGTTGAAATCAGCGGCACTATTATAGAGTAATTTACGAAAAGGGATAACTATGGTAACGAAAACAGATATCTTTAATTTAACAGCTAACGTATCTAAAAGTTCCGAAGTAAAGGATTCTGTTATTCGTGGGGTTGTGTCTGAAAACAAAATTCGTGATAAACAATCCGTAAAAACTGAAAATATACTGAACGGGATGACCGAGGCTTATAACAAAAGTTTCAGTCAATCCACGCGCATACACGACGGCTCATTTAATAACCCCGTATTAAAACTCGGGTTGTCAAATGAGTCTTTAATGTCTGCGGAATTCCTTGGCGATATGATAACGTTCCAGCGGTGGACAATCACCGCGGTGTATCACGGTTCTTGGATATTTCGCAGAATTATAGATAAAGTTGCGCAAGATATGTGGAGTTCCGGGATAAGTATTTTGGGTGATGCGGACCCGGATTCCGTAAAGCAAGTACAAAAATTGTTATCCAGATTGCGTTCGTATTTAATTTGGGTAACGGAACAAGCGAGATTATACGGCGGTGCGGCGGCACTTATGATGGTTGATGATGGTACGGATGACCTGTCCAAACCACTTAACCTCGCGGGCATTAAGCCCGGAACTCCTATACAGTTGTGGGGAACAGACCGCTGGTACGGTATGTCCACGAGTACTGAAAAAGTAACAAACTACCGCAGTAAAGATTTTAATACGCCGAAATACTATAATTTCTTTGTGGATGATACGAAGACTGACCCGTCGTTGTGTGTACACCACAGCCGTGTTTTACGGTTTGTAAACAGGCGTTCCGTGCGCATTATGAATTCACGGCTTAACGGTTGGGGAATAAGCGAATTGGAGCATATTTTTCAAGAACTTATGAACCACGAAAACGCTAAAAACGCCGCAAGCGCGTTGGTTGAAAAAGCGTTGCTTGAAATCGTTAAAGTTGAAGGGTTACGTGGTGTTATGCAGGGTTTGTCCACGGGAAGTTCCACATCACAAGCGATGTTGTCCGGGCAACTTTACGGAATACAGCAGTTTAGAACGAATAACCTTGTTCTTATGGATAAGGGCAACGAGTACGAAAATTACGCGTATTCATTTACGGGCATTTCGGATTTGTTGGAAACACAGCGTGATTCCGTAGCAGGCGCGGCAGAAATGCCGAAAGTGCTTATTTACGGGGACACGAAAGGGGGGTTAACATCTGACAGCCCCGCTGAACTGTTGTTTTATGCAGGTACTATACTCGGCAAACAAGACGAGATGTTAAGACCCGTTTTGGATAAACTTCTTCCCGTGTTGTTTGCGTGTAGCGGCGTAAAAATACCGAAAGATTTGGATTATGAATTTGAAAGTATTGTAAGCAATACGCAAGGACAAAAATCTGAATTGTTAAATACCACCGTAAGCAACGTACAGTCTTTAATAGACCTCGGTATTATGACACACGAAACGGGGTTAAAGGAGATACAGCAGGTACAAAAAGTAACGGGGTTTGGTACAAACTTAAACGAAAAAGACGAAGAACTTGCGAAAAATTCAGATATACCCGAAGAACAAAACAGTATGGGTGAACAAGTTGGAGGAGAAGATTATTCGGACGATACGGATTATCCTGTGGAAGAACCGAAACCGTTAACACAGGAAGAAGCCATTGAAGAAACAACGCAAACTGAAAAAGGTTTCGGATTAAACGATGAACAGCCTAATGAATATAACAACATTGTGCGAGATATATTAAAATCCGCACCTAATAGTGTCGTTAAGGAAAAAATTGTTGCAAAACAGCGCGTACAAGACGAAAGTGATAAAAAGATTAAAGGTGAAATAATAGACGACATTGCAGGATCGTTTGTAAAAAAGTATCCGAATAACAATATTGACGATGTTAAAAGACGCATACAGAATATGGTATCGAATAAAGAATATACGCAGTTAAAACAACTTGCGAAAAGTCTTGGTTGTGCGCCCTCAACATCGTTATTGATAGATGTTTTAGAAAATAAATAAGGAGTAAACAATGAAAGATAATTTTGCGTTTGTAAACGCGCCCGTGAAACAGAAGGACTATAATTTTCCGGAAATGGATAAACCCGATTCCATTGCTTTCGCGCAAAGCGAAATAAAGGATTCCGAAAAAGATGTTTATGTGGATAAGTTAGCAAAACTTACTGGAAAGAAAACTTGGAAAGAACACATAAAACGTTTACAGCCGAGTAACCAGGAAGTGCGCGTTTATGAATTTACTCCTGACACGGTTATGGTGTATAACGTAACGAAAGGAACGGTTGACGCGGTGGTGTACAAGGGTAAACAGTATATCCCCGCTAATAAGTTCTTAACGCAAGTTAAAGACACGATGAACAAAACGGTTGAGGAAGTAAAAGAACCGTATATTGTTGTAAATGAAAATAATTACAATCGTTACGGCGGCGGAACTTTTGTTGAAGGCGTGTGGTCCGACCCCGAAAGGGCGCGTAAGTTTGCGGAAAAACTTAACGGGCGTTATAAGCAAAATTTCATCGTAATTAAGAAAACCAGCGGTAATTATGCGGTTATGGACGAGAGCAGTGCGGTGGGCAGTAATTGTAAACCCGTGTCGCTGAAAGAATTTACGAAAGAAAATTTCGGTACTGACCACATTAACGATGAATACGAAGTTAACAGAAATATGGGTTTAAGCGATTTGGAAGTAATCGTACACGACACTATAAACTATATAAACAAAAAATATCCGAATGAAAACAACACAATGGACAGGTGGATAACGCTTATAGGTGAAGAGTTCGGTGAACTTTGCCGCGGGATAAATGACGGCGAGGTGAACAATGTTATTGAAGAAGGAACTCAAACTATTGCGGCGATATACCTAATGCTGTTGGATTTTATTAAAGCACAAGGAGTTTAAAGATGGAAATGATAAAAGATGCTGAAAAGATTTTCACGATATCTTATGCAAACAACGGTGTTACACAGGCAATTGCGGTAAAGGCTATGAACGAGTCTGACGCGAAGGATAAATTTCTCGATTATATGGGTAAAAAGAAAATACCCGTTAAATTTATCGGTATTCGCGAAGGCGCGGACGTTAAACCCGGAATGCCCGTAATTGATTCGTGCGAAAAACGGCTTGGTGACGCCACGCCCGTTGAAGTTGTGCGCAAGGTAGCGACTGTTCCGAGTGTTGTCGGTAATTACGATATTTTGGAAGTTAAGGGAATGGAGGGCAGAAAGTTTTTCCTTATCGTCCTTAATTATCGTGGTGAAAACCCGTATTATGGCGGCGGAACGATAGAATTTTCTTTGGACAAAGCCAAAAAGACGGCTCAAAATTATGCGACGATAGAAAAACTTCACAAGAAGTACGGCGAAAAAGAAGGATATAAACGTTGGATGGCGGGCGAAACTGACAGCGGGAAAAAGGTTGCGATTGTCGCACGTAATCAGGACGAATTCACCGCAAAGCGCGCCAGGCTCGCTGACGCTAATTACCTTGTGTCCTACCTTAAAGAAGGGCGGGAAGAAGGAAAGTGCTATGTAGTAGCCGCCAACGAACAGCACGCCGCTCATAAAGTGCGCAGATATTTTGCGAACAAAGACGGCATAAGCGTAACTATTATTAGCATAAACAGCGCGGAAGCGGCTGACGAAGTGCGAAATGCTATTACGGTAAAGGACGCAAACAGCGTTATTCAGGAATACGTTAAACACGATAATGACGGCACGTCTTTGGCACAAATAGTTAAAAGTGGTAATGCTTATACGTTCCTTTCCGAAACTCCTGCAAATGACAGAGATTCTTTCGATTTAGAAGAATTAAAGAGTTATGCAGAAAAGTTGGGTTATAAACCATTAGACTAATTTGTTTTAATGTGTATAATATTTTTGAAACGGTAATTCGCAATGAAGACAAGTATTAAACTTTTGGACAAAGCGTTTAGCGCGTACGGAACCAAAATAAGTGAAAATATTTGGGAGGACAACAACGGGCAGTTAATTATTCATGATGCCGTGTTAGCGCGTTGCGGTTCTTACAATTATTTGGAAAGCGAAATATTTCCGGACGGCGATAAAACGAAAATAATTCAGGTGTACCGCAGTCCGAAAGACGTATTTGACCCCGTTTCGATAGCGTCTTTCGAGAACAAGCCGTTCTGTGACGAACACCCGCACGACGATGTAACGCCAGAAAATTTCAGGGATTTGCAAGTAGGGTTTTTACGTGACGTACACAGAGGAACGGGAGAATACGCAAATTGTTTAATGGGTGACATTATCGTAATGGACCCGGAAGTTATACAGGAAATAAAAAACGGTAAACGGGAATTGTCGCTCGGTTATAATACGGAAATCGTGCAAAAAGAAGACGGTAAGTATTATATGACGAAAATTCGCGGGAACCATTTAGCACTTGTGGATAACGGAAGGGCGGGAGTTGCGGTAATACGCGACAGTAAACCGACGGTAGATGACAACGCACAAAGCGATGTTATAAACAAAAAAATAAGTAAAGGAGTAAAAAACGAAATGGCGAAGAAAATCATTTACAAGCCTCGCAATCGCGATTCTTTCATAAATAAACTTTATGACGAAGACGTGGTTGAAATCGAGGAACTTGAAGATGAGACCGACATCGATGAAAGCGGCTTGCCTGACGTTGAGGCTCCGGCGGAAGCTGTTGAAGAAGCAGTGACGAAAGACGTGCGTGATGACGATGAAGTTCTTGCGCGCATTGAAAGCAAACTTGACAAATTGCTTTCGCTTTTGGATAAACCTTCTGCCGTTGCCGACGAAGAGGAAGTAGCGGTAGAAGAGCTTGCCACCGATGAAGACGTGACCACGGACATGACCGAAGAGGAAGAGCCAACGTTGTACGACGAGGACGAAGATGTTTCGGAAGAGGTTGTGGAAACCGAAGAAGAGGTGGAAGAGGACGAAGTGGACGACTGTGATACAGTAGAGTCCAAGGTGGGGGACAAAGCGGCGAAACTGTACCAGAAGTTTACGGGCGTTAAGGACTCCGCTGTTAAAGGTGATTTGAGCGAGCAGGTGAACAGCGCGTTCAAAAATAGATATTCTAAATTTGGAGGTAAGAACTAATGGGCTACATTTTAGGCACATCGGGTTTTACGAGGCTCGCAAAAGGTTATCCCGTTAATATCAATGATATGGATGTGAAGCCGTTCACCGTTTCCAGCAATGCTCCGGAAGCGGGTATCGCTCCTGGCTCGCTCCTCATCTATGACGGAGACGTTAACCTTGTTGTCCCGACGGACCCGCTCAAAACAGCGACGGATTATGCAAACAAGGTTGCGGGCATTGCGCTTGCGACGAACGTCAAACTCGACACAGTTTTCCCGCAGTCCGAAACGGGCGTGAATTGGCTGAGAGGACAGGCGGGCGGCAGAGCCGTCAAAGGCGAAATCGCCGTTCAGTTTAGTGGCACGGCTCCCACACCCGGAGCTCCCGTGTATTACGATATTGCTAACGGCGTGTTTACGACAGTTTCCACCAGCAACTTGGCACTCACGAACATGGAGTTCACGGGTAACACGGAAGGAAACCTTACCGTCGTCAACATTAGGTACTAAGAGGAGGATGCGGAAAAATGTCCAGAAACATTTTAACACAGGTAGACCTGCGTGACAGAGACATCGCGCACGAATATTCGGAAAACAAGGTTGGCGTAAGTCTTAAAGACGTAATGCCCGGGCTGTACAACAAAATGTACAACACCCCGCAGAAACGCCGCATTCACGACTCCAACTTTGCGTTCGTTACCACCGCGCTCAGCAAACTTCACGAAAAGGTTGTGGAGCCCAAATATAACGTAACGTATATGAAGGACATTCCCATTAACGTGGGTGGCGGAATGGTTGACTATGTGGACTACTACTCCGTGGATTGGCTGGGTGACCCCCTGGCCAACCAGGCAGTTGTGGGTAACAATGTTAACATTGTACCGCGCGTGAACGCGAAACTTAATCATCGTGCCGTCGAAGTGTTCAACTTTGAAATCGCGTATGACATTAAGTTTATCGAAATCGACAAACTCGACAAGATTCAGTTCACGAAATCGATTGAAGCCATTTACCGTGACGCTATCATCGCGTCTTGGGATTTGTTTAATGACGAAATCGCGTATATGGGCAGAAACGGTTCGGGCGGCTTGTTCAATCACCCGGATGCACAGCAGTTCACGCTTGCGGCGGGCACGCAGGACACCACGAAAGACGGGTTTGCGGCTATGACGGATGCTGAAATCGTTGGCGTGTTCAACGGTATCCTCAGCTACTACCTTACCAACTCCAACAACAACCTGTCCGTTATTCCCGACACGTTCCTTCTGCCGATGGCGGACGCGGCGATTATGTCCGGGCGGTTTAGTTCGTTGCTCAACGCCACCCTGCGTGAATTCGTTATGAACCACAACGTGGGTATTGACGAGGCTATGGCGGCGGACGAAGGCGATTTCAAAATCAAGATTAAGGGTCGTGCAAGGCTGAACGGTGCTGGTGACCTTGAGGGGGGTCGTATCGTTGCGTATCGTTACAACGAAGAGTTCCTGCGTATGGACCAGCCGTACCCCATGCAGTTGTATTACACGGGCCCGAACGTTGACAAAGCGTGCTACACCACATATTTCGTGGGTCAGGTTTCGCTTATTCAGCTCCCGTACAACGGTGATAAGAACATGCTTAATGCCGTAACGTATTGGGACCTTGCGAAAGGCACGACTGCGGGTGGTGACGGAGAATAATACTTTTCGTATTCACTTATTATATCATTCCTGAGGGCAAGGAGGGACGGTAACACTTCCCTCCTTGTTTTCAAATTTACATAAATTTATAAAAAGGAGTATTTGACTATGTATCCAGCGGCTTACTACACAAGCAAAAAGAAACTTACTGTAATCAAAACATTGGAAACGGCTACGGCAACAGGAATTGACGGAAAAACCGTTTCGAGAGTTTATGGCACGTGGGCAACTGACCCGAAATGTATGATAACATTTGAACCTGGTCAAAAAGTATATTTGGACAAAAACACTGCAAATCTGCCTAACGTCAAATCGCTTATACAGGCAGGAATTATCACGCGTACGTTTTAATTAGGTGATTTATGGTACAGGGTTTAGTTCCTCCCGCAACAGACAAGGCGTTTGACGCGGCAACGTTTTCAATTTATTGCCCGTTGTTAAAAGAGTGGGCGTATGACGAAAACAATGCGGCGGCATTTGCGAAGTTTGTAAATATTTGCGGGCAAAAAATTTCATATAATTATTATCTCGAAGATTGGGAATATGCAATGAGTTTAGCGGTAGCGCATTATATTTGCATAACTGACCCGAATTATGTGCAAGCAATAGGAGCTGACCCAGCCGTAGGCGGCGTTATGTCTTCCAGAAGTATCGGTAACATAACTTACACCTACGAAACGGATAAAACGTTTAACGACAATCAGGCGTATGCGTTTTGGAACCGCACTGGATACGGCAGGCAACTTGTGGCGTTGTCCAGCGCGAAAGGTTGGATTGGAATCCTTGTTTGCAATTAAAGACCGACAGGCGGCGTGTGGTAACGTCACCAGCGAAATTCGGAGAGGGTGTACGATATGATAGAATTTAATATCGAGAAAAAGACCCAATCACGGTTATTTGATTTAATTGCTAACTACAAAGGTGAAGTTGTTTACGGTGTGCCGCGGGAAACCGCGAACGCAAGGCGACACGACAATAAAGATTTGGATAAACCCGAATATAATAACGCGGAGATACTTGCGGTAATGGAGGCGGGTTCGGTAATAAACAACATACCGCCGCGGCAACTGTTAAAACCTGTAAGAATTAAGTATCAAAAACAAATCAATGAAATGCTAATAAACGTTTGTAATTTGTTGCTTGAGGGAAACCAGGAAGCGGCAGACAACGAAATGGAAAAATTAGCGTTGCGCATTGAGGGGTGGACGAAACAATATTTTACGGATTCCGATAATAATTGGGCTCCTAACGCATATATAACGATTCACGGCGGATGGATGAAAAACAAAAAATCCGGAAAAGTGTTTTATGTAAAAGGTAAAAAGAGTGACAAACCGTTAATAGACACGGGAGAATTGCGTAAATCCATACGCGCCATATTTTACAAGGAGGGCAAACAGTGAGAAAGCGGCAGGAAATCGAAGATACCGTACAGCGGTTAGTATGTTGCTTACTTCCGAAAATGCCCCCGTCTGACATACGACCCGCTTATCAGCAAAACGATATGGCGGGTAATGTTATCTTAAACGCGGACCAGGAATATGAATATAAACCATTTAACATAAATGATAATTTTATTTATATTCAATGCTTTATAGGTCCGAACACATTACCCGGATACGTAAGTTTAGCGGGTGATGCGGAAATAAGCAATGGCGTGCAAATAAAATATATTTTTTACGGGCCTGAGAGCGCACAACTCGCGTCTTGTTTATGGACTTTACTGCAAACGGAATTTGCGATAGAATATTTCCAAAGAATGTGTTTGGAAATTGCCTATTATGACCCGGATATTACGGAATTGCATGAAATAGTGAACGAAGAGTGGTTTGAACGGCACGAGTTTACGATGTATTTCACGGCGGTTGAAAAAATTATTAACCCGTACAGACCTTGCCCCGCGGAACAAGCACCTGTTGACGTGCGCACACAAAGTTTTGAGCTTGGGCAAACCGTTGTAGCCGTTCCGGGTTCGGATACGGTTATAACAACTGATATAGATAAATTGCGCGAATTAACAAAACAGGGGGTAAGACGGCGTGTGGGAAAATAAACCTGTTAGCGATGTAATGGCACTTGCTCAGGCAATGGAACCGTTTATGGAAACATATGACATAATAAGGTCTTCCATACGCGGGTATAACAGCCGTGGCAGAGTTGACAATGTAAATATAAAAGGAACTGTGCGCGGCTTAATACAGCCGTCGGGCAAGCGCATAAACACGAACCAGGAAGGTTTAGGGCGTTGGGTAACCGCGGATTATGAAATTACGTGTGTAGTTCCGGAATATGTAAGTATGGGTGATTTAATCTTCACGAAAAATTATGGCGTATTAAAAGTAATTTCTGTCGAAGATTTACGATATCAGGGAACGATTTCCGCGGCGTTAGTGCGCACGGGAACGACAGACCCGATAAATGCTAACGACAATACAAAATATGAACCGAAATAACAAATAAGATTTTATAAGGAGCTACTAAAATGAGTAAAGAATATTGGAACGACGAGATTAAAGATGTTTATGATGGCATTACGTTTAAGGTAAAACAGACAAATCCCGTTGATATGATTGCGCTTATTACGGAAAGTCTGGATTACGAAAACGCGCCGATTGAAAAGAAAAGTCAGTTTGTAAACAAGTGTTTACAGCAATTCATTTGGACGAAACAAGACGGGAATTGGTACCCGCTTTTGGACGGTGACGGAAACCCGCGTTTACCCGAATATATGCAAAACCCCGCCATTGCATTTGATTTGTTTATGCATTTCAGATCAAAGGTAATAATGCCACTTTTTACAGAGTCCAAAACTTACCGCGACCTTACTACGGCAAGCAAAGCAAAAACATCGAAGAAATAAAGTTGCACGATGTTAGTTTTTGGGTTTTTGCGTTAGTAGCGGGCGGGTATGCGAGTTACTACGAATTAAAATACAAACTTAACATCTGGGACGTTTTGGACTTAATGGAAATAATGATAGTTAAGGAAGGAAACATAAACAAACAACTTGACGCGCAGTCAGAAAAACGTAGATAAGGAAATAAACCGAAATGCCTAATTCCAGATTTATAGACGAATATTTAGTATCGGTAAAACCCAGCTTTGACAAATCGGCTTGGAGTGCGGCTTCCGGAAATATTTCTGAAATGCTCAACAACGCGTTTTCTGGTCCTCAAAAAGAAGCGAGCAAATTACAGGAAGAATTAAAAAACAAACTGCAAGCAAATGCCGAAAGAATGGCTAAAATTAAAGCCAGGTTGTCGGAAGAAGGGGTAGGCGATGAGGAAAAAGCGTCATTAAACGAAGAACTTAAAACGCTTAAAACCGACAGCCAGCAACTAAGCACGGCGTTACAGCAGAGCCAAAAATCATCGTCGGCATTTAGTTCCGGGTTAACTAAGGGTGCGGGATACCTTGCGGCGTTTACAATGGCTGTTTCCATAGCAAAAGAAGCGGCATTAAAGTTGGCAGACGCGGCTACGGAAGTAAGCAATAAGTTTATCAGCCAAAGTTCAATATTTGTTGACACAGATGTACGCGACATAATGGGTAAATTTGGTGTTAACAGCACTACGGCGCAAGCGATAAGTGAGTCTGCGGGTTTGTTGGATATAGACTTGTCAGATTATAGTAAATTAACGCAGGGGCAAAGAAAAGCGTTTGCGGATTTAATGCAGTATTATCAGGACAGGATAGACCAGATAGACCTGCAAAAATTGGAACAGTTTAATGAAGCCACGCAGGAATATCAGCTTATGGTCGCAAAGTTCCAAATGGATTTGAAGTTGTCCGTTATGGAAATGCTTGCGGAATCCGGAGCGTTGCCCGAATTGCTTGAAACACTATCCACGTTTATGGGTACGATAACGGACATATTAAGTTCCGAGGCGTTTAAGACGGGGGCGGATATTGTTATCGGCATAATAAACGGTATTTTGAAATTTGTTACCGCGCCATTTAATTTTTTCGGAAAACTATTTTCTGGCGGCAGTGATACAACGAACAACACAAGTAATACGGTAAACGTAAACACCACTGTAAACAGTTCTGGCGGCGTTGATACGGAACAACTCGCGTTGGACATTGGTATGCAAGTACAAAACGCATTAACGAGGTAAGTATGCAATATCAGTTTTTAATACACGACCAACAAACAAATGCGTTATATTATTTCATAGGCGTAAAAGACGTGCGGGCAGAAACTCGCGCAACGCTTACTGAATATTCAACGCCGTCCGGAAAACGTATTACGGACAGTTATTACGTAAATCCGCAAACAATATCATTTCAATTACTTACGAGTTCAATTGCGATGACTCGCCAACGCGTTTTACAGCACAATGAAACGGAATTAACTACGCTTACGATAACAGATTTAAAGACGTTGATTAGAAGCTGGATAAACAGCGGTACGCGGTTAAATATAACATCTTTTGAGGGTTATTACGAAAATATGGTAATGGAGTCCTTAACGGAAGAAGAGGGTGAACGTATGATGCAATGGACTCCTACAATGTCATTTAAGCAGGTGAGAGTAGCTAATGCCGAAACGATACAGCTTGAAAACGCTGTTGACGCGGAAGAACAAGCCGACAACAACTCGGAAACGAATTTGGGCGCGAACAACGGCTCCGTTGCGGGAGATGTGGGAAATGCGTTAGGACAAACGGGAATTGGCGCTCTCGCGGGGGCGGCGTTAGGTTCCGTAATTCCGGGAATAGGCACTGCGGTAGGCGCGGTACTCGGCGGAGTTGTGGGATTTTTTAGTTTTTTGCTTGGTGAAATATGATATACACATTACCTTTTCGTTCCAACGCTCCGTATAGTTTTACGGCTCACGCGGGGCAAAACAATTTCAAATTTCACATCAAACACGCTATGAGCGATGATACGTATTATATGGACATCGACATACAGCGCAACGGAAGTTATGAAAATATTATAAGTTGTCTTGCGTTAACCGCAGGGTGTGATTTGTTTATACCGTTTAAGTATTACGGTTTAGGTACGTTTATGGTAATACCCATAAATTCTTTGTATTACAACGAAGTGCCGAGAGCAAATACTATACTCTCGAAATTTATGATTTATTGGGAACATGACTAATGTATGGCAGACAACTTGACGTTGCGTTCGTAAAAGAAAACGGTGAAGCGTTAGTGGTAGTAAATCACTTAAACTTTCCGAACACTTATCAATGCCGTGGAACGTTTGAACGGTTTTCGGGTACGGAATGCGACAAACTAACTTTATATATTTACAACCTTTCCGCCGCTATACGAGGCGATTTAGCTTTGGGCGGTTATACCACAATCGTTGTACGGTGGGGTTATGCCGACGAAGGCGAAATTTTAGGCGATTTATTCTTAGGCAATATACAGCGGCTAATATATCAAAAGGTTGACGAAGTTACTACACAAGTAGTTATTTATGTGTACGACACGGGAGAATTTAAGGCCACTTCATTTTTCTCGGGTACGTATGCAAACGGTATAAATTTTTATCAGATAGCAGAAGAGATAGGCAGACAGGGTAAAGAAGAAGGAAACATCGAAACTATACAGCTTTCCGAAAAATTAAAGGATTACGCCGTGTATGGTTCAAAATCGATGTTTGGTCCGTCCGATGAAATGCTTAACGAAGTTGCGGAAGAAAGCGGTTTAGTATATCAAAAAGCAAATAATTCTTTGTTAATACTTTCTCCGGACGAAATTGTTAACCAATCGGAAATAACTGTGTTTTCCGTATATGACGAAGAAACGGGAAGAGTTGAATCGCGTAGCGGCATGATAGGAATACCCAAACTTACGGACACGGGTTTGGAGTTGGAGTGTTTAATAAATACCAAAATTATGGTATATTCGCTTATACAAATAAATAACTCTGTAGTATCGATTGAGCAGGAGGGTGCGATTCCAACCGCTGAATACGGAGCGGCACTTGACCCGGACGGTATCTACGTAGTTACGCAAATATCCGGAGAATTTAACAACACAGGCGACGAGGCTAAGATGAACATTAGTGCCGTTGCGAGAAGTGTGTTTGTGGATATGTACAACAGCGAAAGCGATGTTGAAAATCAAACTGTTTAAGGTGATTATATGGTAAACAAAGCAACAACATCAAAAAATTTAGCTACGGCAATAAATTTAGCGATAGACCAAAAAACATCGTCTTTGCGCGTGGCTACGTTTGCCATAATAACGCAAGTAAATGATAATCAAACGATAAACGCACAGCCCGTAACATCACAATTAGTTAATAACCCGCACGGTGCGAAACGATATGTAAATCTTCCGGAAATACAGCAAATACCCTATTTATTGGTAAGTGAACCGAAAGCGGGTGATTATTGTGTATTGTTGCATTTGGATAACCCGATTAAAACACAGCAATACTCCGGAAACTATATTCCGGATAAATATATACAAATCCAAATAAACTTTTTAGACAATATTGCGCAATCCGGAACCAGTGGGTTCGGAATTATTTCGTGCAACGTTTTTAACCTGCAAGGCGAACAAACCGCACAATTATTGTCTTCCGTTGCTTATGCAAACGTAAATAATTATGTGTCGTTTACGCAAGAATTTTCCAAAAGTAATACAAATGGTATTGAATTTACAATAGAAAATTTTCAAATATCCGGAATACCGAACGTTGAAACACTGCAATTAAGTTTAAGTATAACAATACCAGATTATAACAATAACAAACCAATTTCCGTAAAAGTACCGTATTTATCCGTTTCCGGGTCAACATATACGTTTCAAACAACCTCGCAACGTGTTATATCCACAACGTCTGTAAAATCGGTAAAAGATTCGGCGCGTAAACACGAGTTGGATAATTGTATTGCGCTTTGCGGGTTTAAGAATTTAAGCGCGAATTTGGAATTGACAGAGCAGGACGAAGAACAAGCGGAGCAATACGATTTTAAAAAATATTACGAAAACAACATTGCTGAAATAGCAAAAACTATTTCGGACACACTATATCCCGTAGGTCATATATTTTTAACGAACAATTCTGCATACAACCCGAACGGTAAGTTGAGTGGTACGTGGGAACGGTTAAGTTCCAGCGCATATTTAAGGTTACTTAACGGCAGTGCGGTGTCAGACTCCGAACGTGTCCCTGAAATTACGGGCTCTTTAATGGACGGTTTAGGTAATACAACTTGGAGCGGAAATGCGGTAACAGGTGCGTTACCCGCGTTAAAACGTGTATTTCAACTTGGGTATCGTAGAATATACGGCATAAATTATCCGGCTGGTTCGAGTAGTTTTTATATAAATCCTGCGTACGTGTCAAACGTATCAATTACTAACACGAGTATAACAGTAACTTCTGATACGCTTAATTATGGTGTAGGCATAATTATTCCTATCGGGTATTTAACAAAATACAGGTTATCGTGGGTAACGTCGTTGTCGCAGGAAGACGCTATGCGCGTAACAGTAACTTATATGGATGCTGGATTTGATAGTTTAGGTTCTTACACATACACACTTGCCGCAGGTGGGGATTTACATATAAACTCCACAGGAACAAACAGATCAATTGATATGACATACACCTCAAGGTTTCCGAGAACGGCGATGTTGCTCATATCATTTTCCACAACAGTAAACAATCCTGTTTCTTATACAAATATTAGCATACGTAAATTTTATACCGCAGGCGAATTTGATGGTGGTGATTATATTTGGCACGATACTACAAGCGCGGGAGCAAACGTATTTATGGGGACAGCTAATCCTAATTCATTTGCATTTGGTAGAAAAAATATGTCTTGGTTAGCGCAGTCCGGTGAAGTATCCCCGTTTGAATCACCCACCACAATGAGTTCAGTCATAACGCAGGTAGCGTCATTAAACGGTCATATTTCGGCGGGAGTAATGTCCCCGAGAGCATATAACGCATACGCGTGGATAAGAACTGAATAGGAGTATTTATGAAAAACTGTACGAAATTAAAATTTAATGAAATTGGGAAAGTTGTAAATACTTCCTGTGTTAACGGTATGAGTATTAACGATATAGCAATTGACGGGAGAGCTCAATTTACCGCTACTACGTATAATTTATTTGATTTTACAGATGTAACCGATACGTCTATTTTTACGTATCATCAAAACGGCACACTTAATTTTATAAATTCTAACAGTTTTAGTTTTTCCAGGGATCCAGCAAGCACATACTCAGCATTTTTTACTTGTGTAGTAGCCGTGCCTAAACCCGGAATGTACACGCTTGCGTTTACGGAAGGTTTAGTATATACTGAATCGTCTGCGAGTAGCATATATAATTCAATTTTCGCGTTCGACGGGATACCGCCCGGAAGCAGTAATTCAACCGCGTTGTACCAAGCGCGTATAGCTACTGAAAACAACTCCTCAACTCGCGTAGTAATAACAATACCCATAAAAAGCGGAGTTTTTGGGTTTAGGGTATATACGAATACATCAGATTCAATGCCCGCAAATACGGAGTGTAAATTAACATTTCATGGTCCGCACGTTTATGAATCGTTTGTAACTGAAAATTTATTTACCGCGTTTTTTGAAGTTGAACGTTCATATAAAATAGATTCTTACGCAATAAATTCAGTTGCGGCGAATAAAATGGCTTCAGGAAACAGTTCGTTTGTGGTGTGGAATACGGTGTATCCTGCGGGACAATATATATTTTCGGCAAAAGCAATCTATAACAATCAGGTTGGAACGGTAAGATTGCTTATATCAGAACAGATAGAAAATTCTGTGTGGAACGATACGTATCAAATGTATTTTACGGATATTTCGCAATCCACAAATCAGCTTGTGTTTACTACAAATAACCCGTTCAAAATCGGTGTTGCAATGCTTGGTCCGCAAGATACTTATGGCAGAATATATGAAATGTTTTTAGGTGCGGGTAACAAAATGGGTTCGTTCACATATTACGGTGAACCTATTATGCCGTTTACACCGTATGTTGAAAACGGTTCTTCCGCCACGGTATATCTTTTAACGGGCAATAACATCCTCAGACCGTTAACAAGTGGTACAAATTATACTGTTTCTGAAGACGGATATACAATTACGCGTACGGATATGACTAAAACTGTTGAAATAACTTATACGCAGAATGATATACCCGTCGTACTTTCCCGTGGCAGTGTATTAACGTTTTCGTCAACTCCGGACGTGTTTGCAGACGGCATATCCGTTAGGTTTAACCAGGGCGGGAAACAAACAGTTGCACCCGCTGTAATGCAGGGCGACAGAGCGGTGGCGCAAATTGAAGTGCCTACGGATATGGTATGGTGGCAATTATATATAGGCGTTAATAACACCGTTACAAAAGTTCTTGCCGATATTATGATAAGCGTTGACGGAGATACGGTGTTCGCGCCATTTAGCGCACGTACACAGCCGATAATAATTGGTGAGCAATTCACAGTAGAGGCGAATGATTCCCCGCAATCGTTGATTGTGCTTAATGCAGAAGGCACTTCTTCACTCGGCGTACATTTGGACGGAATTTATGATGCTAAAATAGATGATTTAGTAGCAAAACCGAAGAGCGTATATGATTTCTTTTTGGGTGGTGCATACCCGTTAAGTATGTTTAATGATGATGGTCTTTTACGGTATGAAACGGATACGGGAGTATATATATTAGATAGGGAATACAACTATTTAATAGGTTCCGCGGAACCCATCGGTAACCCGCAATACAGAAGAATACTACCAATATATAACGCCTATTCACTTAAACAAAATCTGGAATGCCGTTGTCAAACGATACGCGGGGAGTTAGCGTATAATACACAATTAGGCATACCGCTTAAAACTACGGCGGACGAAAAGCGTTTGGCGGTGTTAAACTTAATAAACACAACTCCGGGCGTGGAAGAATGCGTATTGCTTGACAGTTATGTACAAGATAAAACATTATATATGAACGTTAGAGTGCAATCGAATTTCGGAACGTTTGTTTTGTCGGTAAGTGTATAATATTTATATAAAAGCGAGGTAGCTATGGGATTCCTAACATACAATGAACAAACGGGTTTAGTTGTAAAAACAAAAGCGCAAATTCAGGAAGATTTAACAAATTTGCTTAAACAGGCGTACGGACAAAATCTTGTTATAAGTGAAGGTACGGAACTGTATGCGTTTGTTGACGTTATTTCCGCGGCACTTACTGAAAACGGAAACGCGGCAAAAGCGGTTTATGACGCGTTTGGTTTTATTACGGCGTCCGGAACTCCGCTTGAAGTATTATGCAGTACCGCGGGAATAACGAGAAAAACATTGCCCGACGGTACTTTGGAATCTGATAACGCTTTACGTGCAAGATATTATAAATTTTTATATAGTTCGTCCGTAAACACTACACAAGGATTGGAAGCCAGACTTCTCGCATATACTTATACACTTGACGTAAATGGCGTAAGTACTGTTTATTACCCCGTAAATGAAGTTACTATACTTAATAACGATACGAGTAGTATTCAAACAATATCAGGAATACAAATGGTAGCCCATTCAATATTTGTTGTTGTTAACATAGACCCAGCTTTTGAAGAAGCGTGTGGTGAGCAGTGGGGTAATAGTATAAAAACAACAGTTTTTACCGACCTTGATAATATTGTGTTAAATTATAAATCTTTAGGTTGTGCGATAACTGTACTTTCAAACCCCGAACCCGAACCCGTAGTTAGCTATGTGTATGAAAGTGTTGCAAATCAAATGTTCCCGAGTAATCAGTCCTTAGTACTTGATGTTTCTTCCGATATTGAAGGGGATAACGAACGTAAGTACGCAATTATAAACCAAGTACAATCTAATTTAATAGATTATATAAATTCGTTAAAAATGGGGGAGGATATATTAAAGTCTGGTGTTGCCGCGTGTGTGTACAAGGCATATACGGATTTGGGTTATACAGATTATGCGTTTTCAATAAAAACGTTTCCGTCTGCATTTACGTCTGCCTCGATAACACAAACAGCGATTCAAAAAGCATTTGCAAATAAAGAAACTATAACCGTAACAATACCAGATACTGTGTAAAATTATGTTTATTGATTATCTTAACAAAGATATATCTCACGTAAACCGACTCCCTCAAATAGTTGAGGAAGAACAAAAGTTTACTGAGTTTATAACTTTGCTTTCAAACTACATAGACGAGTCCTCCGCGCAGATATATGCGGTACTTGAAAATATTGTGCCGATTATAGGTTCTGCGTATAGCGATGATATAAGTATCACATATTTACGCCGACTGGTTGATAAATTTGGTATAAAACTACCGTTTACGGGGTCGAGTTTAACCGAAAATCAATTACGGTTATTGTATTTTACGGCGATACAAGGTTTTTCATCACAGAGGATATCTGATTCGTCGAAAAGTTCAATGGTTGAACTGTTATCGACACTATATCCGAGCGAACAGGGTCTCGAGAACCAAATAGAAGTTTCAGACGGCGGTGTTGGCGGAGCCGTAATGACTTACACCGCCACGATTAAGAATTTCTCCGCGAGTGCGGGTTCTGAATATTTGTCGAAATATTTACAGCCGACAATAACGGGTGTTGGCAGTACGCTTAATTTTAACTATTATGGTTCTTTTAGCGCAATGTTTTGGAATCAAGATGCTGAAACTGCAGTGCCCGCACCCGTTCCAACAGGTACTCCGTATCGTGAACTAACAACGTCATTTATGTGGGCGGCGTTTAATTACGAAACGAAACAAGAATATACAATTGAACACACTCCGGGTGCAGGTGAGAATCCGCCGTATAGAGCGGCAAATACAGGGATATGGAGGCTTGAAATAAATGACTAACTATATTCAATTATTTGCCATAAACGCACAAGATATAAGCGGAACAATAACACAGGGAAACGCGGTAATGTATAATACACTTACCACGAGTACTCCTACAAATAACATAAGAACAGGTATTCGCGATAAAGATTTTGGCAGTTCCGTACTTATGAACAGTGTTCTTAGACAAAATTCTTTTGCGGCGTATTTACTCGGCGAAATGTTTATAGAACCTAACTTTATAACTACCGCGGGAACAGATTTTAATACCGATACACCTTCAAACGCTACGACGGACGCAAGCAATTTTTCGTCGTTTTTACTTAAAATACGAAACGTTGTTAATAGTAATATCAATCAGCACGCGCACACCGCTATTACAACGTCTAATTACGTAACAAGTTCCGGCGAAAACATAAATATAAATTCACAAATGCAAGCATCTGTAAATAAGTATATAGGTTCAAACGGTTCTCCCGTTTATACGGCGAAATATTATACTAATAATACAGGGACTATCAATAGTAAAAACAGTTCACTTGGTACACAAATAACTTCCATTGAGTCAAAAATTCGTAACGCGGCAGTAAGAAAAATTACGATAACATACAACTACCCAAACATACCTGGGTTTTACCATAATAACGGGAGTGTAAATTTAACATTAAAACAAGGTTCATACCTAAATATAACTTGTGTACACAATAATTATGCGGTGTTTGTAAATATTACGTTTAGATACGAGATTGGTAGTGGCATTTTATGGTATAATAACGATAATTATAAACGTGTTAGATTATGTAAATTGCCCGCAAACATACCTTTACCCAAATCAACAGTTAAATACGGTTTAGTAAGTGTAATTGCAGGTGGACTAATAGGAGCAGAACTGATAACACAAGATGTAAAATATGAATTGGAGCCGAGCGGGTATGTGTATTTTACATTCACTCCCTCAGAAGTAAATAATTTTAGGTTTAGGCGCATGCTATCAAATGGATTGCGAATAAACAGTGATGGTACAATAAACGATAATTTTTCAACGTCAGATTGTAATTTTTGTTATACGGTATGAGTTATTTATTATTATATGGCGAAAACTTAAAATTGTACAACAGTACTGCGATAAGTACTGCGCCCTACAACATCGCGTATTCTGATGTAATAGCCGCAAATTCCAGCATATGGGCAACGTATAAAAATGGGTTTATCCCGAATACGGGCGCGAGCGGTGTTATGCTTAATACAGTACTTAAACAAAGCTCTTATGCCGCAAACGTTATGCAAAATACGTATAGAAATTTGTTTAACGCTGATATTTATGATGCGCCGTTAAGTGTACAAACACAATTAGAGCAAAATATAACTACGATTGTAAATTACGTTGGGCAAATACAAACATTATTAAATAATAATACTATAATACCTAATTTCTCAGAGTTTGCTGTAAATTACAGGATAAACAGTAATACGAGAAAAAACATCGTAACAGGTTTCACTGATATTGAAAATACAATACAGTGGATAAACAATTCAGGAACACCTACGATATTTAACACAGCGCGTAATTATACAGCCGCAAGCAGTTCCGGGTTACCTTCAAATTTAAGTTCAATTTCGGAAATGTTTACTGATGTAAGCAATAGTATTAGCCAAACAAACCAACTGTTGTTGGAATTATTTACACAGTCTACGTATATAATATCATAATGAGAAACACCGTTATTTTTGCGGAAACCGCAACAGACCAAAACATAATAAACAACCCGCGTTCCGTTATATATGATGAGATAACATATAACAATGACCCAAACAATATTCGTAGAAACGGACTTGTAAGCGGGGAGGTTATGAGTACCGTATTGGTTAATACAACAATGCGGCAAAACTCTATCTTTGCGTATTTTTTCACAAACGTAATAAATGATATACTTACAAACTATTGCGGAATAGATGGTACGGCATTACAAAGTGCATACAGAACGATTACAAATGAAAGTACTGCAAAATCTTTTGCGGATATATATATAGGCACAGTTCCTTCCGCCCCGACAACTCCTATTGCGGTAATACCTTATCTTAAACAAATAGATTTTATTTTAGACGGACAGCAACAAATTGTAGAGTCGTTGAGCGCGTTAAATATGGTTGATACCGCAGACGGGAACACAACAAAAACGATTGAAACAAGGTTCGAAGAGTTTGCACAGTCTGTCGAACAAAGCGGAGGTTTAGTAACGGGTGTTGTAAATAATTACGTTGCGCAATCCGGGAATACAATAAATGACACTTTTACGAATTATGAGTCCGGAAATATAAATAGTATTGCGTGGTTAAATAGCAGATTAACTGCGTTTCTAAATGAGCTTACACAGGAAATCGTAGTAAACCGGGCTTATTCCGTAGGGGATAGTATAGGTGAGCAAACAATAAATTTTACGGTAGCAGTACCATTTACACTTAACTATACTAAAATAGGAAATTTAGTAATTTGTACAACTTCGGGTAACGGACAAATGCAAGTTACATCTCCTTCGCGGGAAATAAGAGAGTTTATCCTTGCAAATAATACGGGATCCATTTTCCCTGAAAACTATCCACCAAAAAACGCAAGTTCCTTTGAAACGTCTGTGGGGTTTATGGCTAACTGTTATGTGTTAATAGAGGATGTTACATCACGCACAAATGAGTATAAGGCGCTTACAGTATTTGCAAAAACTAATGCTACCACACTAACTGCCCAAAATGCTTTTCCTATACGCGCGGCGCATACCTGTGTACTGCAAGATTTTGTATTTTCATTTTATTATGTAACAGAATATACGGAGTCATAAAATGATAACGATTAAAGCGGAAGTAACAAGTACAAACAACATAATAATTGACCCGGGCGTTCGCATAAATTCCGGAAATATTAACGGGTATAGAATTTGTTTTACGTTTCAGGTTCCGTGGGACGAAAATTATAGTTTATACGCCGTTATTAAACCTGTTTTTGACGTGCCGATAAAAGTTTCAGTAACGGGTAACTCCGCCATTATGCCGCCCGTCACTTATAAACGGTTTAGCAAAGTGGGCATAGGTCTTTTAGGACAGCGTATAAACGAGAACGGTGAGATTGTTGAAAGCGTAATGACCGCGTTAAAATACGTTGAAGTAGTTAAAGGAGCGTAATTATGGGAAAGGTAATATTTGAATCGCCAAGTGTTTGCGGGGATTTCGGGATTTTGTATTTAACGCAAAATGACCCGTGTAATCTCCCTTTTTTATTTAAGATATACTACAAAGATATGGACGGCGTACAACAAATGTATAATATAAGTGAAACGGATATTGTGGAATTTACAATAAAACAACATCCGCAAAACATTACGCCCGTAATAAAGAAACGCTACAACGGCATTAAAAACAACGTTGCTGTCTTGTCGTTAAGTGCGGCGGATATGAAACTTTTGACGGCGCCAGAGTATTGCCTGAGCGCCAGGCTGTTATATAACAGCGGAAATCTCATAAGAATACTTATAAAGAACTTACAAATCTTTGTTCAGGAGGTCGTATAAATGGATGACGTTTTGGATTGTTGTTGCGACTGTGAAGTTGAAATAACTGATTACAGCGACCTCGACGAAGAAACACAGGTTATACTTGTAACGGGAATTGAACTTATCGGGCAGTTGCCACAAGGCGGTGAGCCCGGGCAGGTTTTAGTAAAAGCGTCTGACAAGGATTATGATGCTGAATGGCGCGTGCTTACGTTAAGTCTTGTAAACAATGACGCGATGTACACGCGTACGCAGATAATAAACGTAATCAAACCCGGAAATACACCCGGAACGTTTATACTATTCGGAAACTATACACACATATTTAGATTAGATAAAATTACATTAAATAACGCGCTTAACGAAGGAGATTCAATAACCGTAACATTATACAACGAAGACGGTGATTCCGTAATGTTTTCCAGCACGGAAGAAAATTTGGATTTAACCGTAGCAAACGCGGAGTTTATAATAGACAGAGATACTTATATCGAAAACGGTGATGGTTACGTAATAAACGTAAACAGTCAGGCGCAAGATATAAGTTTTAGTGTAACTATACAGTACAATTAACAGGAGGATTGCATGGCTTATATAAAAAGAAAAAAGTTAATCCTTGCGGACGGAATTGCTAACAGCGAAATACAGATTGGTCAAAAAGACAAGTCTGTAAATATTTCCGTATCCGAAACGGAAGTTAACATAGACAAATCATTAAACGTAAACGGAAACGTTTCCGTGCAAACTCCTACGGAAGACGCGCACGCTGTAAATCTCGGATATCTTAATGCCGAATTAGACAAAAAACTCGATACGGAAGATTCCGGAGCTCATATAATCGGCGAAGAAACTGAAACGAACATCGTAGCGGAAACCACGCTCAACTTTACATTAGATGCGGGAACGGGATTGTACAGAACGGTTGACAACGCAATTACTATTGCCGATTGGAACACGTACCGTCAAATGCCCGTTGCAAAATTCAAAGTAACGTTTGATGGCGTTGAATATATTTGTTATGCGCACGACACCGAAAGACAAATACTGTCAGAATCCGGAACGGTAACAAGCTATTATGATTGGCAGTATTTAGGAAATCCTAACAGTTTAGGGCAGTATGACTACCTCGGTCAAAATCTTCCGTTTTGTGTAAGCGTTGATTATGAGCAAAATGCGGGAGAATGGGTTGTTTGGTCCAACAGTACCGCCGCAACACATACGGTAAAAATAGATTTTATATCGGGTGAATACAAAAAACTCGGTTATGAATACGATATTACTCCGCCGATTATAAACAGCGTACAGGGTAAAAATTCTGCAATATTCGGAAGCGGTAATACTAATGCACCAGGTTCCGTCATGAGCGGTTTTGCGAACGATGTTCGTATATCCGGAAGCAGTCCTTCTTCCATAAATATATTTGGCAGTGGAAACAGAATTGTAACAGATAAAACCGTACAAAACAACCTTATTGCAGGTGTGTTTAATGTAATTGATGGGGAGATAAATTATTCCACACTACTCGGATACGGTAATATAGTAAAACCTGAAGGAAGTATAAATTTTTCGTTAATTACAGGTTTTAGAAATACACTAAATAATAAAAACTACGATACCAAATTAACGGGTTTCAGCATATTTGGCGGGTACCAAAATACATTTAATAGTGGTGCGCAGTCAAGTGTGTTGTTTACAAATAACACAAATTATAACGCTACGTTTATTGCCAATGCCGCGATATTCGGCGGTAGCCATACAATTGGTACGGGAGCGGAAAACGAATTAATACAAAGCGTTGGTGTTTTTGGCGGGGCACACAACATTCAACATTCTTACGCGTTTGTAGCGGGAAGATATAATCAAACCGACAGGATAGACCAAACGGTATTCGGAAGAGCGTCCGCACCTGACGCCACCGCGGTGTTAAAAGTTGGTTACGGGGCGTCCACCACTGAAACAAAAAATATTTTCGTTGTACACGAAGACGGAAGAGCCACGGTTGGGGCGGCGCCTACCGCTGATTTAGATGTAGCTACAAAAGGATATGCAGACTCAACGTTTGTACGACAAGTTACCACCCCGAATACTGTTTATGGCGTAACTGCAAACGGACAACGAAATATTCCGATTTCTACATCGGCAACGGCATACACCATACCATATAGAGATGTAAACGGTGAGTTTTTAGCGGCTACTCCGACAACAGATTCCTCTGTAACGCCCAAAAGCTATGTTGATTCCGGGTTGGATACGAAAGTTGACAAAATAACCAACACAAACAACACAATACGCGTGTATAGTGTAAATACACAAAACACACAGGAAAGCATTGAAGCAAATTTTGGGTTTCCGGCGGGAAACGTTGCAAGCATACCTTTGCGTACTGCTGGAACAAATACAATTAATGTAGGTACGCCTACATCTAATAACAACGCTACAAATAAAGCGTACGTTGACGGATTAAACGCTAATAACGTAAAACTTACGGGGAAAGAAGAACAAAGCATTGCGGGGAACGTAGTAGTTCAGGGTAATTTAACCGTAAACGGAACTACAACAACAAACGAGGCTGAATCACTCGCTGTAAAAGATAATTTAATCATAACGAACAGTGCCGGAGCGGCATTAAGCAATCTTTCCGGGTTATTTATTAAAACAAGCAATACTGCTGGTTATGCTATCGCATATGACCCGACTACTTCCACCGTTATACTTGGGGAAGGAACGATTGACAGCAACAATGAAGCCACGGTTACTGCGGAAGAAAGAAAAGCAATCGTTACACGGCACGACAGTAATACTTTTACGGAAGGAAATCTTGTGTCGTGGGGTAGCAATACAGAAAACGTTATACAAGACAGTGGTATAGCGGCTAATACCGTAGCAACAAAAACGGGAGCAAACAGGCCACTTGAACTCGGGTTTAGCGGAGCGGGAAATGTTATACAGTTTTCCGGGTACAGTGCGGCTGATAGCCAGGTTATTTATATACAGCCAGATAAAAACATTGTACGGTGGTATTTTAGAACAGGGCCAAGCGCGGCTAATGCATGTGTAGCAGTTGGTACTCCACAAGTCGATGATGATGCTGTAAACAGAAAGTTTGCCGACGGCAGATATTTACGGCTTACAGGCGGAACAATGAGTGGCAACATCACACTCGGTTCCATTGGTACGTCTATTAAAGAGCCTGGCGGACAAAATATTGTAACTACGAATTCTAATACGGATAATCCTACTATCGTAACATTTGGTAATGCTAATTATCCGACAACGTTATATGGCAAAACTATTACTACGTGGAACCCCGTAAATATTTGGAATACGTTAAACATAAGAAATGAGGGTGAAAATGTTTACACGATACGCATAAACGGCGAAGAAGTATATCACCCGGGTAATAAACCCACTGCTACGGATATAGGTGCTGTGGCTACGGTAACAACTCCTGCGGTTGTATATGGTACAAATGCGAATACAGGAGCGCAAGGTGTTATACCGTACTCCGCAAACGCGGTAAACGCGATTGTATATAGGGATAGCGCGGGTCAATTTACTTCAGGAACGCCCACAGCAGATACGCACGTAGCAAACAAAGCGTATGTTGATACTGAAATAGACACGCTTAACACAGACATATCTGAACAACTTGCGTTAAAATTAACTACGCCTGAGTATAGTGATACCGCAGGAAGGTATCATATGATAGGCGTGTACCACAACCAGGAAATCATAACATCACCGTCTGACCCTGCTCCGAACGCTAATACACTTGCGGCAAGAGGAAATTCGGGTGAACTTAAAGTTGCGCCTCCTTCCGTAGGTGCGGATGCTGTGAACTTAGAATATTTGCAAGCAAACTATACACCGACGGAAAATCTTAATAACAGCCATACTCACTCGATGAGCACCATTACAAATTTATCTGGTGAACAGGTCACGGGTGCGGTAAGCGATTTATATTGGGCATTATTCCCGTTTGCGCGTGGTAACAGGTTTGCTTGGATGCCTGAAGAATGCGTAACGTTTGAACAGTCCGATGATGGCATTTCTTGGACAACGCTTACCGTTTCCGAACATGCACGCAATAACTTCTTCACTACGTCTTATGCAAATAACCACATGTCGGAAGGAAGATTAGGTACTGAGGCTGGATACAATGTAAATTCTCAATTTAGAGTTACAATAAATGATTTCCCGAACGGTATTGAAGCAGGTGCTAACAGATATTTTGGCACGTGGACAAAAACGTTAATTTGGGTTGGCACTA